AATCACGGGCTTTTTAGTGAGTATAGGGTCAATCAAGACCCTATACCCTTAGAATGGTAATCCAAGTATATACCTGCAATGCCATTCATTCCACTCGTCATATAGTTTATCAAAAGCGTCCCAAATACATTCCATAAATTCAATCTTTAAGTCGCGAGTAAGAACTTCGACTGGTAATTTATTCACCATACCACAGACAATTCTAATTCTAACTTTTAAAGTAATCTTAGAAGCTATGCCAATCTGTTGTATTATGTTCATGTCAAACCATGATATTATCCTAGCTAAGTTCTGTTTATCAAAGAATTCGTGGAATTCTGTATTTTTAATTTCTCGATTCTGTATTCTTAAGAATACATACCAAGATGGTCTCCAATTTACTTGAGAATATCTTATAGGACATCCTCTTAAGTATGGATATGCAGTGAGACTATTTACGACCATAGCGAGTGCTATTAATTATTTTCAGCATCAGCACGTTTATCTGTGCTAAATTGAAATCAGTTACACTGAGAATATATGCTTTTGTAGCTTCAATTCCTCTACCAGGAATTTTAATATCCTCAAGATATCTGTTAGTGAATGCCTTTAGTTGTTCATTACTAATATTTGGCATCTTCGTACCGCGAATAGATTGTCTATAAGGCGGTAGAGTACATATTTCTGAGTATTCATACTCTAAAAACAAAAAAGAATCAGGTTTTTGACATACAGTTTGTATCTCAATAGATTCTTCAGAGAGTACTGTAAACTTTCCTTTTTGAACAAGGTCATTTATTAACAGTGCAGAAGTAATCCTAAGACAAGGAACTTCTCCAACTATATTAGCTAACAATTCAAATTGCTCTCCAATAACACGATAGATTCCAGGATGATTTAATTTCATGACTTTTTATTGATTTCTTTTACAAAGTTACTTACTACTCCTGATATTGCAGACATAGATAAGTCTGGATATTTATCAAGGAGTTTACTAATCGCTTCAGACTCTGAACGAGACTGATTAAGTATACTGATAAATTCAGTACGTTCAGCCTTAGAGTCAAACCAGGCAAAATATCTTATACGCATTGCTCTTTGTAGTTTCTTGCTTTTATTTCAAGTTCACGAAATTTTCTCTCATCTTCAGAAGTCATTCCATCTACATCAATAAGATGTAAGATTTCTGTACCTCTTTCTTCCCAGAAGAAGAAGATGTTTCTTACTTTGGAAATACCTTCTTTATAGTGATACCTGTTCTTGTAACACTGTGGCACAACAGAGTTGATACGCTGTATCAATTTCTCTTTCATTCGTAATTCCTTACTTACCTTATCTAAGGGTTCAGGAAGTTTCTCTCTGATAAAATTAATTAATCCCATTTCAAATTAACAATTTATTGATTAAACCTAATTTTCTTGTAGTAAGGAGAGGATTCGAACCTCTCTCTCTTCTAACTTTATCAGTGTTAGTGTTTCTAAGCCTTATGAAACTACTTACTCCAGCCTTCTACGACAATGGCGAGCCGTTTAGATTATCACGCTGCTAAGCGAGTATAATCCATTACATAACTTGTATTGCCAGTTATCTGCTTTATTGACCTATTCTATTTCCTCTATATCGCTGTCAAAACCATAATGCCCCGATTGCAGCTCAGTTGCCATTTGTGTTATCTCACACATGAGGAAGAGTTACCCATCACAGGAGCTGCCACTGGTTCGAGTCGAACGAACATAGTGGAGCATACGGGCTAAATATTTTACAACAATTAGAACTTTCTATCTCCACATACGTTTTTATAACATAAATATTTATTAATTATGTTAATAGAAAAAGAATGTGAATTCTGTCATAAAATTTTTATGGCAGATACAAGAGAGTTAAATCGTGGTAACGCTAAGTTTTGTAGTTTATCTTGTGCTGCAAAAAGTCGTAATGCAAATAAACCTTTGAAACACTGTAAATGTATTGTATGTAACAATGAATTTTTATCAGTTAATCCAAAAGCTAAATATTGTTCTGATAAATGTAAAAGTAAACATTATAGACAACTAATTGTCACAGAGCAAAATGGCACAAGAAAGTTACAAAATATATTATTAGAATTACCCTGTGCGAATTGTGGATGGAATTTAGGTCCAAGAGATATTCATCACATTTTGCCAGTATGTAAAGGTGGTAAAAATGAGATGAATAATTTAATAACTCTTTGTCCTAATTGTCATCGACTATCACACAGAAACCTCCTTTCAGAGGACAAGTTAAAAGAACTTGTTTATCTACGGACTATTTCTTCATCTTGCAGTAATGCTGCTTAAGATGTTGGGCGCTCTAGCTGGTAATTAAGAACACTATAGTTCTCCAGTAGTCTCTGCACTTTCTTAGAGTGTACTCTAAGCTTAGCTCAAGATTGGCATGTAAAAAGCTGATTTTGAGCTTTTTATTTAGCTTTCCTTGAATTCACCCAATTTTGTCATATACATTTCTATATAAGCGACCCTCTGAGTCGAACCCGTGTCCAAACGACGATTCAATAGACCTAACAGTCAATTTTTTTAAAGTTAACTAAAGTATAACTCGCGTGCAGAATTAAGCCATACTTCATAGAATAATCTATTTCACAGCACTCTCTACAGGTAGGCCTTCGTTATGTTATACAATACTCCTGCTATTTTTATAGTTAACTTTTATTGTGGGTATATAGCCGACCAAAGCTATATACCCTATGGTCTTGAGAATGGTTAGTTCTCTTATACTGATCTTGATAATATACGAATAATAGTTTAAACATTGCTGCATAGCAGTTTAAACGATACGAAGATACATATTATTCAGTCTGATTTGATATCTCGACTAAGGCAGTTCAGCATTATTACTAATGCGGGACAATCTTATTGTCGCGATCCCAGACATATGATCAGTAGTACACAGTAGTTCCTCATTACTGATACAAAGATACTAAATGAGACCTGTTAATTCAGGTCTTGTGGCGTCCAAATTTCTCCTGGCAAACCTAATGGTTTCCACCCAAATTTCCCCATAAACACTAACCTGTTTGGATACAAAGATACTCAGGTTTTGGAACCTCTTTTTTTATTTTCCCTGTCTTTAGCGATTACGCTGCGGAATCAGAGAATTCCAACGATAAGACCATGAGTTCGGGAAGATTTCGTCCAATTCTCTTTGAGATTTGTCGATATCTTTGTCGATCTCAATGAGATCCTTGTCGAATTGCTTCTTCAGTGCAGGAGCTTCATCGTCCCATGCCGTAATGGGCTTCTTGCCGCTCTTCACGTCTTCGGCAATTGCGTGCAATTCCTTCATATAAGTCTTCATACGTTGGTTTACGCGGTTACTACGGCGTAACTGCAATGCTGCGGATTTCTCAGTGTATTCACACTTTTGAACCACGTCGATGAGTTCGTTCGTGAGCTTCTCCTTGCGGCGCTCGGCAATCTTCTCAGCTGCTTTCTTTACTACTTCATCGGTTACTTTGTTTGCATTCGAGATTGACTCTTGGATATCGTCACTCTCGTTGTTTACATCAAAGATGTTCAGTTTGTTTTCTTCTGCCATAATTTGATACTTTTTAATGGTTTGATACTATAGTTAATAATCACGAAATAATTTCGATGAAATCACATCCTTTGAAATATCTTCTTTTTGCTTCTAATACTGCTACGAATATATTACGAACATAGATATCTATAGACCTATAATTATTACTTTTGCATTGTAGTTTTGCAGATTCAATACTAAAATTACCAAAGTATGATACAGCTCTAATTCTTTCTTGGATGTTTTCTGTTGGGTATATCCTAACTAAAGGGCGTATAATCTTACCCATTGCATTTAGAGTTTAAAAAAAAAGAACCATTCTACTTATTCGTATTTCTTATTCGTAGATGACCCATATCCTTCTTCTGACCAATGTTAATTGGTTGACCGTTGTATAGTCCGTAGGTACTTGTGTCTCCTATGAGATCTCCCTTTAGGGGTTTGGCCATAAATGGTTCTTGGTTGACTGAAATCCACCATTTTACTAACAATTTAAATTAGTAATATATAACAGCGGGCGGATACTCTGGCGAAGTATCCTCCTTGGACTGTTCAAATTGTTGCATTCTGAGTTTACACTCATGAGTACATACACTACAGTTGATTTTATTATCAAGTGTAGGACATTCGTTTTTAATCACTTCTTCTACTTCCATGACTTCTTACGATTGTAAGGCTCCATTTTCTTATGCTTAGGTTTCTTTTTAGAATCCTTCTGTCGCTTCTCATAATCTCTATTTGTCTTTGCCATGTTAGAAGAGTTTAAAGAGTGGATTAATGTCTCTTAATAAGCCTGGTAAACAAGCTAAGCCGTATTCCTGTAACAGCTTGCGGTGACGAATATACTTTGCAGTAGTATCAATATTTGCTATGATATTTACTGCGGCAGCAATTGTCTCACGATTCTGATTTACAAGGAATTTACAGATATCCTGATTAAGAAGAGCTTGTGTCTTCATAGTAGGAGAACCTATCTCTTTTATAATTCTCTTACAGAATTCACGAATTACTTCTATATGAGAATTAGATACCGGTTCCTTTGTAACTATGACGCTATTTATAATAGCTTTATCTACTTCTTGATCTGTTAGTATAACCACTTTAGGGTCATCCTCTACAGTCACATAGTTACTCATTGCATGAGCAAATGCTCCCATTAAGGCTTCTTCATTTCTGATAATGCCTTCGAAGCGAATAATAATTGCTTTCATTCTTTTACTACTTTTTGATTGATAGTTATAGATACTGATATTTCATACTTATCTAATTCATCACACAATTCATCAGTAGTATACTTACTAATGATAGGAATTGGCGGAACTACAGGATTGTTTGTATTAGGTGTTGCTTTACACAATGTTCTGGCTTTAGACAAAGGTATACCTAATATCTTAGTACAAGCTAATAAATTAGCTAAGTAATGATCTGTTCCGAACTTGATTTCAGTCAATTTTCGGTTTTCTTCAACTTTAATCTTCATCTAACAAATCTGCAAATTCAGTGAAAAATGTTTTAGGATCTTCGGCCAATATGACGCTACCATCTTCCATGTCTACTGTTACAACTTCCTCTCCACCTAAAGCTGCATTTCTTGTAACACGAATATTGTTAATAGCCATCACATTGATACAAGTTGGCTTTGTTTCCTTTGTATCAGTAAATTTCTGATTACAAAAGAGAAAATCTTTGATAATTTTCATAATACTAATATTTTTAAATTGTTAATAATTGTTTTTTGACGACGACCAGGGTACTCTGGATTTTGTTTTAAGTTAGTACCAACTAAAAAATACTATACATTGTTGTCCTATGAAAGTATCATTTGTTAATAAAAAAGACACACTTCTACTGACTCTCAAATAGTTTTAACTCATAATCAGAAATAGCTGTCAAACTAATCTTATTGGAGTACCTGATTTTAACGTCTGCACGATCATAGAACACAAATACGAGTATCTCGTACTTTATCCACTATTGTCGTATTCAAGGGTATAAAGATACGATATGCATTCTACTTACGCCCCACAGGTTTGTCATTTTCTGAGGAACGTCTACACTATTTTCACAAACTGTGTAGACAAAGGAGATTCCTAACTTAATAAAAGGACTTTTTTAGCAAATGTTTATACTTACTCTCTCTGCACAAATGCAGTATCTTTAGTATTGTTATACTTATCGAGTGAATCCTTATATTGTTGTACTCTTGCACCACTCATTACATTGTTGTATCTCTCTTTATTCGATTCATATATTGTAACAATGTCGGAATTGGACAATGATGTTCCGTGTTGAAGCAAAATATCAATTAATATAACATCTGGCATTGTAAGAAATACACTGTCAATACGCTTATATTCCTTGATATGCTTACGGGTATCAAGTATTTCCTGTATAGTTGGTACAGTATACGTGTCAATGGTATCTACATTGACTGTTCGTTCTTGCTTAACCGTCTCCGGTTTAAACAAATTGTCAATCTTATCTGTGAAAAGATAAGTTAACATACTTGCGAGGAACGCGAACGCTACTATCGCAAAAATCCATGCCCAAATATGGGCTTTGTTTGGTCTTTCGGGATTTTCCATTTTTGATAATGTTTTTAGTTAATAATATGAATTAATCAATTCCAAAGATATGTTTCATATACAATGGCTGAAAAGTTTTTACTGCATATTCTGCTGCTTCTTTGTTGATAAACCTCAAATGAGTACCGACACCAGCAGTCGCAGCACCAAGGCCATCGCCAGAATTCAGAGCGAATAAACCCGCATGGGAACCAGCTTTAATCTTATTCCAATCAATGTACCACCAACTATACCATGTTTTAATTGGTTTGTTTTGTTGGTAGACCGGTATCCATGGTTTGTTTCCATTGGCAATAAAGTTAATTGCTTCAGTGATAGTACTCAGCATGATGTATGACATAACATGCTCATCTAACTTCCTGCGCTTATCAATAGGTTTTTTACCTAATATAGCACAAGCACTTTTGTAATCTTTTACTTGTTCGAACATAGTTTTGATTAATATTTGTTTAACATTTTGGATAACTGTTCAATCTGATTAGATACTATATTAAAACTAACTCTATCTATATTCTTTATTGACTTAGCTACTAATTCTAAATCTTCTATAGATCTCCTGATAGATACCTTAATACTTGCTCTAGTAAGAGGTCCAATAGGCACTCTCGCTCCTAATTCCTGTAATTTTTTATTGCGAGCTTCAATAGCTTCAGGAAATGTAGCAAATGTTCCTACTTGAATATTAGTACCTTTATAGTATACTATTACACGGTACGGCTTACTCTTGTTATATCTACACTGATATATATACTTTTGACATTTACTTCTTGTCATTTTATAGTATCTCCTACAAAATAAGTATTATAGTATAAATAGTCTTTAACGTATACCTCTTCAGTCTTTTTACTGAAAGGATTCATGAGTTCTAACACATATGTGTCTGAGTTCCGTATATACTTATTAGTCACAATATAGTTCTTATACTGTGCTTTAAGTTCTACATAATTGTAATAATTATAGTCTCCGTAATGTTTACTTATCAATACAGCTACTATTATTATCGCAATTAACATAAGTAAAAACTCACTAATACTCGTGAGTATACTGTTTGAAGTGCTTCTCTTGACTATCATATCACGCTAATCTAACAGTTACTCTTGTAGGTTCTTTGTCTTCCCATTTTACAGATGGAAATAGGTCTGAATCTATATGTATCGTATTAAATGATGTTGCAAGCCATACAATTGTGTCACTTGCCATTCCCTTTGTAGGTTTATCTCTGTATAGATATAATTGGTTATCTTTATCTCTCGCAACCCACATTCGAACTGATTTCTTTGGTTTTTCATTCATAATAAATTGATTTTATTGTTATTAACTATTGTTGTACCGAGAGCGGGAATCGAACCCGCACGACCTTAATGGTCAACAGAGTTTAAGTCTGTCTTGGCTACCTATTACAACATCTCGGCTTATAAGGCATTAGTTTTCATGAGTACAAACTGGAAGATTTATTTAACTCATTACTTAACACACTCACCACGTGAAGGTTGCCTGTTTGAGTGCAGCCAGTATATTCGTATTCACATATAAATATACTGACAATACTACGCTTAGTATTTGATGACAAATCCATACTACAGAATGAATCTAGTAATAGGCTAATCTATGGATACTGTAAGGACTATCCTACGCTTAGGACTAATATGTGACATGTTGAACAGGAATACCACCTATCTCTACACAGAGCATAAAATAAAGTTTGTCACATTGCATGATTTTTAAGTCTGCACTAATACTCATTGTGATTGGTTTAGAGTGGCTATGCCAACGCTCTGTATCCCCAATAAATCTATTTCTATCCTGTAAAGGACACAATAAGATATAAGCCCCACATGCTTGTCAAGGATTCTCACCTTAAGGAGCGTGGTAGTATTACTCTGCTACCACTAACACTTTTGCTATCTGAGGCAGTTGACCTCTGAGTTTTTTTACTAATTGTAATCTGTAGCTATATATTACAATTTGTCTTTGATTTCTCTGCACTAATATCAGCATATGTGTTACTTTAAAAGAATTTCCGGCTAACGCTTGCAATCATTTCACCTTCTATTGATAAAAAGCACTTTCATATGTGCGCTCTGAATATAAGCCCCACAAAGTTGACACTGATTCACACAGTGTAGAAATAGAGTAAGCGCATTAATATGGCTATGGAAAACACCACCATAAGCTATGCTAAGAGCTGTCTGATATAAGACCTCATTTCTCTTACTCTATTAAATACTTTAGTTCTAACGCCTCTGCGCCTTCATACTACGTTTCTAGAACGTCGTAACGCCCTAATTAAGGAGATATACATCATACACGAGTTTTCATATATCATTGTGTTGATATAATAGTTAGAATGCTAAAGTATTGACACTTATTGTTCAGTTAGTGTCAGACTGTCAAGCACCTCATTAAACCTATCGAGGTAATAGTTTATTCCCATCTATACTTGCTTTGGTTAGTTGCTACAAAGGGTGCACTCACAGCGAACCTAACTGTGCCCTTACCACGTGGATTAGTAACATATCTGTCTACCTTAGCTTATACTCCTATGTGCATTAGAAGCGAGATAGTACACTATATTACTTATTTGACTCAGTATTTATACAGGCTTGTCACTGACTATAGGCTACCTTACATCCACGTTAAATTCCAAATAAATGGTAGGATACGATACTTGCTATGAGTAAGAATGTTGCTATTACTAAGCATATTTCAAACTCTTTGTCACTTGGATAATTGTTTTTAGTATCCATATTCTATTGATTTTGCGTTTTACACCTAACATGACTTTGATAGTTTAAATTGATATTAAAATACTAAATTCGCTATATATTGTAAGGATAACAAAATCTACTTACGAAATTCATTGTCATAAGTGGAGTATATGAGCCAAACCAACACTCCTACCCAAAAGATTGTGTAAATCCAGTCGACTGCTTCTGCCATATTGTAGTGATTATGAGATGTTTATAGATTAATGCAAAAGAATAAGATTAGGGCATTAGCCCTAACTCTTATTCGTCAGAGTCGTCAGACATTTCAACGAAATCGTCCTCGTCGATACGGCTCTCAAGACTGGCTCTAAGACTGGCAACAGTCTCACCAGGCAGCATCACAACGGTAGCTCGGTTAGATATCGCCTTTTCCCCATTACGGCTCTTACGATACTTCTTCCTCCCACCTTCCTCATAAGTAACGTAGTGAGGTCTCATATCCAGAGTCACTACTTCACCTACAGTCGTAATCCAAGTGCTTGGGTCGTCAATGTCGCCTTCCCACTTGTCATTGTCCTTCAACCTCTTCTCTACTTGTTTGTACAAGAAGCCTGTACGAGTCTTGGCATTCTCAAAAATAGCCTTACTGTACATACCAGACGCCATTACACCGTCTTCTTCAGCTAATAAAGATAACAATACATAGTCATTGTCATCCTTGTCCTTCAAGACCTCAGCGCCGTAAACAAATAATTTCTTCATAATTTTGTCCTCCTAAATTTAGATTTGAATTCTGATGTTCCTATCGGGGTGTCTTCGCCCGAATACGTATAGGGGGTCCCTGAAGTTTGGTACTCCACACACGCGGGCTTTCTCTATAAAAATTTTTTTGTTAAAAATTGTTAAAATATTGAAGTTAAATAGCCATAATTGTTGTTAATAAATGTTAAAGAAATGGTAACTAACACATAGTATGAGACGTTTATAGGGGAGTAAGAGGGGTTACTAATACAGACTAATAAGTTCTATATCATAAGTAAGCCATTATAATTACTCTTACTTTAGATAACACTGTAATATGAAATATAGACTTATAGATAAGTTATTAGACTTTAAAGAATCTAATGTTATATTTGAGGATAAGGAAGTAAAATATATAGAATCAGTAGATGATGGATGGGCATGGATAGTTCTGATTGATAGTGAGTATTACAAATTAGAACAAGGTCTACCAGAATATGAGGGGAATATATACTTACAAAAAGTTGAAATTTTAGACAATGAATAAAGTAAATAAGATAGATAAGGCTTACTCTGGTAAGATAGTATATCATGGTAATAAACCATATCAGTTAGTACCAGAGTTGAAGAAAGGTATGTGTGAAGGTTGTAGTTTGTATAATAGTAGTTGCCCTACTAGAGTTACCGGTTACTGTACTCAAGGTTATATACTTAAGAAGATTATATTATGACGGTAGAGTTAGATAGAGATGACTTAGTAAATCTTATCATAGGATGCAGTGGTCCTTATTATACTATAATGGATAAGTATAATGAAAAAGGATTAAATCTAGGTCATTATGTAGGTGGATTTGTAGACTCTTGGAGATGGAATGATAAATGTAGTTTTAAAGATTTAACTGAAGACCAACTTTGGGAGATATACTTAGATATAAAGAAATCATGGAAGTAAAAGAGATAATAGATAAAGTATATGAGACTATAGACAGTCTATACGAAGATGGTGAATTAAAACCTTATATGAGAGTATATGTAGACAAAGACATTATACCTGAATTGTTTAAATCTATAACTGGTACTTACACAGACAACAATCCAGACACTTATATTTTTAAGTATAGAAGTACTTATAATACTGATATAGAATTTGTAGGTATTGATAGTAATCTGATGAATGGTAACCTTATATACTTTTCAAATGAAGGTTTAAAGAACATTTACAGCAAGTTCCTAAAAGATGAAGAGATGGCTCAATTTATAGTTGATTACTTTGAATATATCTATGGAAAATATAAGTAATAAACACTTAATACCCATCTGGTTTAATGATAAAGAATTTGCCCTAGTAGAGGAAGAATTTCTTACTGAAATGAATAAACAGATAGAAAGGTTACTGACTACTAAAACAGATACTATAAAGATAATTCCAGAAGAATGGCAATGGGAAGTAAAACTATGAAAGAAGGAAAAAAGAATGATTTCCAAGACGGTAAGCTAAGATGGGATTTACTGCCTTTAGAAGAAATTGAAGATATAGTTAAAGTATATACATCTGGTGCTAATAAGTATGGTGAGAATACTTGGCAATTATTGGACAATGGTTATCAGAGATATAAAGCTGCTATGTTAAGACACTTACTTGAGTATGAGAAAGGTAATAAGGTTGATGAAGATACAGGTTGTCAACATTTAGCCCAAGTAGCTTGGAATGCAATAGCTATGCTTTACTTAGATAAACACGGAAAAGGAAAGGAGATAAAAGAATGAGTTTTTGGTTTGGTGTTATAGTTGGCATACTTAGTATGTATACTATATATAAAGTTAAGGAGAATTTAAAGTTATGACGTTATATGATCCAGAATTAGCTGAGATAATAAGGAAGGGTACTCCAGTAGAGATACAAAGTAAATAGTTTATAATAGAGCCTTCCAGGGGTGGTAGATGTGATGGCTGTTACTTTCAAAACCAATTGAGATGTCCAACAAGAGCTGTTACATACTGTACCTCTAATGGTGGTAATATACTTAAAATAAAAGAGTAATTTTTTAGAACTATTTAGCATACTATACGTTATAGTAATAAACCAAGTTTGAAGAATATGAGTGACGAAGATAAGATATTAGAAACAGTCTTAAACAGACTGAACTACAAGTTCCTTAAAGATGTTCTAGTAAAACCATTAGAACCTGTAATGGTTACTAAGGAATTTACAGAACAAGTTCCTACGGGGGAAGTAGATGAAGAAGGCTTTAATAAGTACGAGACAAAGACAGAGACTAAAGAAGTAGAATCTGAATATGGTACTGGTATTGTATTAGCCCTTCCCACTTGTGTAGCAGAACCTGAATTTAGAGTAGGGGACAAAGTAGTTTACAATAAAAAGTTCTCTAAGGACTTTGATTTATTCAAAGATAGTCAGTTAGTCAAACCATTTGATGTAATTGCTGTTTGCGAATAAGAAAAAAGATTTAATTTCAAGCATAAACGCCCAATCTACTTGAATTTAGATTTTTCATAAACATGTTTTTATTACGAATATTAAATTGATAGATAGTTAACCCCAGTCTCACGCTGGGGTTTTCTATTATCTGTTAATGAAATGTTAACAAATGTTAAAAAGTATTAACAGTCTGTTAACAAAGGCGTTTTAGTGTCATGGAAGATAAATGTTGGCTATTAGCAATACTGATCGGAGTATTAGTAATGTGGGCCTGTAAAAAGTTAGAAAAATGATGTCAGATTATAAAGTAATTAAAGATTGTGGGTTACTTAAGAAGGGTGACCTATTGTTTTGGAACGGAATGGAAGAAGCATATACTTTAGATGAGTCTAAGGATGGTTGTGAGCGTTCCATTATGATCAATGATAAACTTGCAGAGGAACTGTATAACGACGGTTATTTTACTACAATTGCTACTGATAAGTCAATTGTTAAAGATACTGTTGATTTCATTGATAATTTAATTGAACAGTACAAGAGTGATTTACTAGAAGTACAGAATAAATTTGAAAAAGGTGAAGTACAACCTTGTGTCAAAGTAGAATCCGAAACAGTACTGTACAATTTGATTAAGTTGGCTAATAGTATTAAAGGTAAATTAGAGAATGAATAAATTAGTTAAAGGTGTCTCTAAAACTGATTTATACAACGAATTCTTGAAAAGCCTAAACGGTATATTAGATCTTACTGACAGGGAGTTACAATTACTATCTACATTTATATAGTTAGATATAAATACACCAAAACTCCCTAATATCAGTAAGAATGTAATAAGTACTGAAAATAGAAAGTATATCAGAAAAACATTAGGTATTACTCCTGATAACTTAAGTAGATATATAACTAAGTTTAAGAATCAAGGTATACTTGTCAAAGGCAGAGTAGAAGATGAAGTAATGGTAAATAAAGCTTTAATACCAGAAGTAATCGGTGATAGAGTACAAATAACAATAGTGTTAAGATTAAATAAAGATGAAAGTACAATCAACAATGCTTGAACCAGGTTCCATTATAGTTTGGAAAGATTATAATTTCCTTAAGAAAGCTTGGTATGGTCTATGGAATAAGCATTTGCCTTACAATAGGTTTACTCTTATTACTCAGAAAACGGAGTTACTAAGTATTAATGGAAACTTTGATAACGAAACAGCAATATATGAACCTATACGTAAGTATAGTAAATTAGAAGCTAATAAACTAGCTATAATAGCTAATGACTTACATTACTCTAGTAATTGGTTAGATATAGCAGATGTTATCAACGTAATTAGACCAAATACTATCAGTGGACCTATTACTCTAAATGAATGTAGATACTATAAAAGAGTAAAGTTCAATGAAAGATCAACCCAGTATATATACTAAACTAAGTAATAAGTACAACTTACCTTATTAGATCATCGAAGTAATATGTAATAGTCCTTTTAGGTTTACTAATGAAGCTATAACTAATTAGGATAATAAACCTATCAGATTTACTTACTTGGGTAAAATTAAATTAAAGAAAAGATATGAAGAAAATACTTAATACATACGATCCTGTAATTTATCCTAGAAAGCTATGGGTAGCTAACTATGCTGAAGGTTTAGATAAGAAGTTCGTATTTTGTAATATAGAAGACTTTAACATAGTTAATGAAGATACCTATAAGAGCTTAGTAGAAGAGTTCTATGAAGAGTATACTGCGGCAGTTACAATACCAGTACACTATAAAGCTACAGGAGAGGCAGGTGTATTAGTAGTTATTTTCAATCCAGATAATCTTGAGGATGCAATAAATACTATTGCTCACGAAGCTACACATGTTACAGATTACATGTATGATTCATTAGGTTTGTCAGCAGAGTGTTTTCATAGAAATGAAAACTATGCATATTTACTTGGATGGGCTGCGGGCTCTATAAGTAGTAGTTTAATTAAATTTAAAGAAGAAAATGACTAAAGAAGAAAGCATTGCAATGTGGAAAGTAGAGAAAGCTCATACAGACAAAAATCTACTTACGAAGAAAATGAATAAACTCTTTGATTTAGTAGAAGAGTTGATTATGAATGGAGATCTTATGTATGATCAGTTTAGTGGTGATATGCTAGATGAAGTAACTACTACTATTATAGAAAATGGTAAGAATGAAACTAATTTGGATAGAGCTGCACAGATTGATCTTATATGTGAGAGATTATATGAAAAATATACGAAGCAACATAACAACTCAGAGTCTGGAGAAGGAGATAATGGAGTTCTAGCAGATAATACAGAAGTATCAGATGAATCCGGAGTATGTACATCCGAAGATACCTCTAGCTCTAGCGTAGAGCATACTACAGAAATTGAGTAAAGAATATTATTTAGGTTACAGAATAGATTAAAAAATTAGACATTATGAATAAATATATTTTAACTGAACAACGTGCACTTATAAAGCTTAATACAGAAACACTAAAGGTCAATAGTATTGGTGCTTCATATAATGTAGATTATATATGGCTTATCGAAGAAGACGGAGTTATTACTTACTTTGATAAAGAATACGAAGTAAAAGCAGGTAATGTAGTGATGTTGATGTATCGAATTGGGGATGAGGAACACGGTGACATCATCGTAATTGATAACAAAGATCTTACTAATCACTACGAACGTAGAAAGAAGTACTACGAAGAGCAAAAGGGCAGAGAGAAAGCTAAAGATTGTTGCTGTGACTGTGAATGTGCATCTCAAAGTTGCTAATTATGGATAAATTATTAATTGATTAGTATGGTAATAAGACTCTGTATAATACAGAGACTAATTCCATTAAAACTACACCCTCAGACTTTGATGTTAGATGCGCATTCTTTGCTGAATAGGATGGACAAATAATTACTGAAACCGAAGTAATAGACTATAATGCAGGTGACTTAATACTGTACTTTGTACATTGGAACGGTGTTGATTATGACACTAAAGCGGTAATATGTACTGACATAGTCGCTAAGGATGACATCAGCAGATGGTTCAGAAGTCTGACTAAGAAGATCGAATCTAATGAAACTATTTGATATTCAAGGAGGTAGAGTAATTATTCATTCAGATGCTTTAGGTATCCCATGCTTTAAAAAAGTATGGGATGCTGATAAAGCAGATAAAGAATATGCTACTAAAGTAATCAGTTATATAGTACTAATGAACAAATGGAATAGCCCATATGTTCAAAGTATGGAAGCTGAAACTAGAGAGCCCAAACTCAAAAAGGAAATATTTGGTGATGAAAACTACCAACTTACTGCTGAAGAAATTAGCTGTGAAAATGACTATAAAGCATTCTGTCATACTCGTACGCTGGAGATGCTTGATAACATGAGGCTAAAGCTAGATAGTATCAGTAAGTATTATAAAGAATCCCTTGACGATACTCTTGATGAAAAGAAAATTAAAGACCTATTAGCTGGTATGACATCAGTAGGTAATGTACTTAAGAGTATAGATACTTTAGAGAATATGGTTAAAGCTGAAGAAGTAGCTATAGGTAAAGTCAAAGGTGATGCCAAGATTAATCCTTATGAGTTGGCGAGATAATACAGCAAAATGCAACCTAAATTAAACAACACGTTTAGAACAATATAAAGAGAAATTATGAAAGCACAATATGATATTACAATTGATTTGACTAAAGGTCAAGAAGAATTCTGGAGACAGATTGATGAAATAGACAATATTCTGAAGCCTAAAAAGGGTTTATGGAGTAGAATCAAAGCTTGGTTCAAACGATAATTTTGATGGCCTAACGTGGGGGGCTTAATACCCACGTGATATTGGGGTGTAACGTAACGGTAGCGTCGGAGATTCTAAACCTCTATGTGAGTGGGTTCGATTCCTACCACCCCTACCAATTTCATATAAAACTTGCAGATATGACTTACAGAGATATTGATCCTAATATAGCTGGAATATATATGTTCAAAAACAATATAAATGGAAAATGCTATATAGGACAAAGTATAAAATTAAGATCAAGGATAAAAGATCACATGCGAAATGCTAAGGTTGGTAAACTTGATCTGCCGATTTATAGAGCTATAAGAAAACACGGTTTCCATAACTTTACTTTAGAACTATTAGAATACTTTATCCCTGATCCAAATATATCTAATGAAGATTTAATAAAAAAGTTAGACGAACTAGAAATAAAGTATATAGAGGAATATAAAGCTTATACCGACGGCTATAACTGTACTAAGGGTGGAGATTTTGGAGTATTAGGTCTTAAAATGACAGAGGAACAAAAGAAGAAAGTTTCAGAAAATACAAAAAAATTAATAGCTAAAGGATTATTTGGCAAACGTGTATATTTATATAACTTCATTGAAAAGTATTATATTTATGCTTGGACAATAAAAGATGCTGCAAACATAACAGGTCTAAGTAGAAGTAATATAGGCAGATTGTGTAACAAAAGTTATATTCACCCATTTTGTAGTAATTTCATCGCAGCTTATACTAAAGAAGAATTAGAAGAGTTAAAGCAAGATATTCCTCATATCTTAGAAGAGTATCAAGAAGATCAAAAGACCAAAACTGTAAGGCATAAAGGAAACAGAAGATATACTGGTAATAGTACTTGGGTTAAAGGCATGATAGGTCTCAATACAGGAAAGAAAATGTCCCAAGAACAAAAAGAAAAAATAAGAATTGCTAGCACTAAATACATTGTATATCAGTATACTTTAGAAGGAGAACTAGTAGATACTTACTATGGAATGAATAAAGCTGCAGAAGCAGTCAATACTGATTATAAATCAATACAGAGAGCTTGCAATGGTAGAGCTAAGACATGCAAAGGTTTTATATGGAAAAAGATATTAATGCAACCTGACTGCAAGCAGGTTGCTTGAAATAGTACAGGCCGGAGCTATAGCGTTGTTTGTCAAGCTGTGTATATGATTCAACGCGAGTGAGTGGTTTAGTAGAAAAATCTATGGGTGCAAATCCCTGTAGCTCCCTACCCTGTACTTATATAAAATACATAATATGCAAGGTGTATATCAATTAGGACCAGATAGATTTAAATACTTAGCTGGTCATACTATCGCTGGTGGTAAGGTTTTCTTCATATACAGGGAAACTGATTTAAAGGGTTTACTAAAAGCGGTAGAAGAACTTAAGAAATAAACTAAGTGAAGTATGGCGCGCATACAACGTAACCACCTGAGTCCCTGTCTAATTCTAGATGTAGTCAACACGCAGGTCCGAATCGTAAGTCGGGGAGTTTGACGTAGTATCTCCTACAAACTACGTGCACTGTGAGGATTTGGACATATTAGTACAATTAAAGAATGAGGATGTCTATTAAATGTGTTAATATCGCTAGTTCGATTCTAGCCCTCACAACCATGGAAAAGTTAAGAGATAAAAACGTACTTATTGAAGTACAAGGTAAGAGTTACTGGCTTGATAAAGAAGCCTACGACAAGATGAAAGAATGGGTAAAAAAGAGAGAACTTGAATTTCCAAAAAGATGGTTGACTTTAACAAAAAAATAATCAATTCAGATAAATTTCGACAACCTGCCTTGTAGTTTCTAGCTACAGGGCATTATTGTTAGTATCCTGAAGGTACCTCGGAATTTTATAAGTTCTGGGACGAAGAACAAGATAGATGTATTAATGGTTATACTGCTGATGATGGTGATTTCATCAGTGGCTATAACTATTTTTATTTAAACTACTGTCCTATATCTCGTATTGTCAATCATATTACTACTGATAAAGATGGCAATACTGTAGTAAAGCGTATAAATGAAGTTAGTTTTCCAGACTTCTGGGACTATGATTATTACTATTTTAATGCTGTTCAAGAAGCAGAAACAGTGGGCAAACATCTATGTCTACTTAAATCAAGACGTAAGGGTTTCTCTTACAAAGGTGGTTCTATGGCATGCCGTAATTTCTATTTGATACCCAATAGTAAAACATTCATATACGCATCTAATAAGCAATACTTAACAGATGATGGTATTCTTACTAAAGCATGGGATTACATGGACTTCATAGATAAGAATACAGCTTGGGGTAAGAAGCGTAGTGTTAATACCTAGATGCGTAGACGAGCTGGTTTCTATACTAAAGACGATTATGGTAATGTAATAGAAATGGGTTACAAGTCAGAGATTATTGGCGTTACTTTGAAAGATAATCCTGACGTAGTTCGTGGTAAGAAAGCCAACCTTATTATGTTTGAAGAGGGTGGTTCTTTCTCAGAATTAGGAGCAGCATGGCAAATTGCAAGACCTTCTGTAGAAGTAGATGGTATAGCCTTTGGTACAATGATTGTATGGGGTACTGGTGGTGATGAAGGCTCTGCATTCGAGACCATGAAAGACATGTTTTATAACCCAGACGGTTATAACTGTTTAGGTTTTGATAATATATGGGATGAAACAGCAACTACTAATAAATGTGGTTTCTTTGTACCTCAGTATACTAACCTAGATATACGCGATAAAGACGGTAAGCGTATATACATGGATGATGATGGTAATACGTTTAAAAAGAAATCATTAGAACATATATTAGCTGAAAGACAAGTAGTAATAACTAATGCTACTAGTAATGCAGCTGTAGACCGTTATGTGGCAGAACGTCCTATTACTCCAGCTGAAGCCATGCTAGAATTTAATGGTAACATATTTCCCAAAAAGGAATTACAGGAATAGTTATCATTACTTAGGACTAATAAGAAATTATAGAACCATAAACAAGTAGGAGACTTAATTCAACAACCAGATGGAACTATTAAATGGGTAATTAAGAAGACTGGAGATATAACTCATTATCCATTAAGAACCAAAAGAGATGAAGTTACAGGGGCTTTAGTAGGGGATGATCCTACTGGTTCTATAGTAATATGGGAACACCCTAATAAAGATGCTAGTGCAGGTCTTTATATAGCTGGTATTGACTCATATGATTATGATGAATCAAGTACCACATCTCTTGGTTCTTGTTTTATATATAAGCGTATACAATCTATAGAACAATATTCTGATATTATAGTTGCTGAATATACAGGTAGACCTAAATCAGCAGAAGAGTTCTATGAGAATGTAAGAAAATTATTGCTGTATTACAATGCTAGAGCAATGTATGAGAATCAAAACAAAGGTATCTTTGTTTACTTTACTAATAAGCATTGTGACTACTTACTAGCTGATTAGCCTGATATTATAAACGATATTGTTGGCAACTCTAAAGTAAACAGAAAGAAGGGTTGCCATATGAATAAACAAATCAAACAATGGGGCTGGGGTCTTATCAAAGATTGGCTTAATGAGATTAATGCAGATGGTAAGAAGAATCTATACAACATAATGTCAGAACCGCTATTGGAAGAGCTCATAGCTGCAAATGATGTGGTGAACGTGGATAGAGTAATGGCGTTGACACAAGTAATGATTTATAGAGAACAGCTCTATAATGTCAAAGTAAAAGAAATAAAAAAGGAGAATAGAAATAGGGTATTATTTGAAGGCCCTATCTTTACTCAACAGTGGTTTCATGACGATGAATCTACTGATAATATCGAAGCATATATGTTTTAATTATGAAGAATATTAATCAATTTCCTTTGTAGAGATTACCTATGTCTAAGAAAACATAGGACTGGAAAGAGTCTTGTGTTGACTATATTATAGGACATAGTCAAGGTGGTTCTAGAAATGGTAATACTAGAACTCGTAAAGAGGAAATGTAGACATACTATGACCTTTACAATAGTATATATAATGAGAAGGATCTTAAGTATGTTACTAACCCCTTTAAACAGCAAGATGGTTTCCCTGCAATGGCTTAGGATTATAATATAATTAAGCCTAAAATAGACCTATTATTAGGTGAAGAAACTAAAAGACCATTCAATTTTAGAGTAGTACGTACAAGTGATATAGCTACTAGTGAAATGTAGGATAAAGCTAAACAAATGCTTATAGACTACATACAAGCTACTATCATGAGTAGACTAGGCCCTGAAGAATAGGCCAGGTACCAAGAAGCATTACAATCAGGTGAAGTAATGCCACCAGAATAGATACAAAAGTACATGAGTAAAGACTATAAAGATATAGCCGAGATAACAGCATATCATAGTCTAAACTATTTAAAGAACAAGTTGAATATTACTCATGAATTCTATAAGGGTTGGAAAGATGCGCTAGTTGGTGGTGAAGAAATATATTATGTAGGAATAGTAAATGGAGAACCTCATTTAGAGAGAATAAATCCCATTTACTTTGACTATGATACTGATACATCTGATCTTGAATTCATACATGAAGCACAATGGTGTTGTTATGAGATGATTATGTCTGTTACTGAAGTATATGACAGACTATATGATAAGATGTCAGAAAAGCAATTGAATGACCTGCTGGACATGATGGATGATAGTTCTAAAGGTGGTATAACCCCCGAAGTAAGAAAGACATCTTTAGACTATCCTCACATCAAAACTCATAGTATTAATGGGTTTGCTGCTAATCCATTCGAAGAATCTAATAATGTGCACGTATGGCATTGTTGTTGGAAATCACTTAAGAAAATTGGCTTTGTAACAATAATCAATCCAGAAACAGGTATGCCAGAAGACTATCAAGTTGATGAAACTTATAAGGTAACAGGCAACGAAATCAATGTAGAATGGAGATGGATTATTGAAGTTTGGGAAGGATATAGAATAGGTGAGGATCTATACGTCGGTATAGAACCACTTGAATATCAACATGTATCCGCAGATAATCCTAATTCACAAAGACTACCATATACCGGAGTAATATACAATAATACTAACAGTAGACCGCGTAGTCTTGTTAGTATGATGAAGCCATTACAATACATGTATATCGTACTTTGGTATCGTCTTGAATTAGCTATGGCTAGAGACAAAGGTAAAGTAGTTACTATGGATATTACTTAGATACCTAAGTCTATGAATATAGATGTAGCTAAATGGATGCATTACTTATCAGCACTTGGAGTTAACTTTGTTAATCCATATGAAGAAGGATGGGATATACCAGGTCGTGAGGGTGGTAAACCATCCCAATTCAATCAGATATCTGCTTTAGATCTTACTATGGCTAATACTATTGATCAATACATTAATTTAATGGACAAGATCGAAAGTATGTTATCTGAGATATCTGGAGTAAGTAAACAACGTGAAGGTTCTATTGCATCTAATGAGTTAGTAGGTAATGTAGAACGTTCTGTAGTACAATCTGCTCATATTACTGAACCTTGGTTCTGGACACACAATTAGGTAAAGAAAGAGTGTATCACCATGTTATTAGATACAGCTAAATATGCTTGGAAAGATAATAAGACTTGTATACAATATGTATTAGATGATGCAACCAGAACATTCTTAACTTTATCTGATGATTTCTTCTATGAAGATTATGATATATTTGTAGAAGATACTACTAAGAATCAACAATAGATTGAGGCTCTTAGAAATCTTATGCAACCTGCTATGCAGAATGGCGCTAGTTTGCTTGATATTGCTGAAATCATCACCATGGATAATGTTACTATGATCAAGAATAAACTTGAAGAAATAGAACAGAAAAGAATGGAACAACAACAACAAATGGAACAAGCACAAGCAGAAAGAGAACAGCAATTAGTTCAAATACAGAATGAGGTTAAGGAAGAAGAACTTATGCTTAAAGAAGCTGAATTAGATCTTGAAAAATATAAGATTGATACAGATGCTTCTACTAAGATTACTGTTGCCCAGATCAATGCGTATAGAGGTTCTGAAAACATGGATCAAGATATGAATGGTATACCTGATCCTATAGAAATAGGTAAATAGGCAATTGAACAACAGAAAGTAAATTCTGATGCAGCATCTAAACAGTTTGAGTTGAATAATAAGAAGCGTGAAATTGAAATGAAACGTGAAATTGAGAATAAGAAAATTCAACTTGAAGAAAAGAAGATGAAGCAGGAAATGGAATTACAGAAACAAAAAGATGCAGAAGCATACAAGAGAGAACAGCTTAAAGCACGTACAGCTCTGAAGAATAAAGTAACAGGAGAGAAGTAATATGAAGATAATTAAGAATAAGTTTATACCTTTTAAGGGCTATAAATTGATAAATCTGTTTGGTGTTATATTCCAAAGAAATGACGCTGTAGTTACAATGACAGAGTATAACCATGAGAAAATCCATTTGAAGTAGATGCAAGAGATGTTGTGGATTGGTTTTTACTTATGGTATGCTATAGAATATCTTTGTATAATGCTGTCCTGTAAATGGAATAAACAGAGTGATAGATATCACGACGTTAGCTTCGAAGAAGAAGCACACAACAATGATAAAAACCTAAACTATTGTAAAGAGCGTAAGCACTATGCGTGGTTTAAGTATTTAGAAATAGGTAGTTATAAAAGTAAAAAGGAGAAATAATTATGGCTTGCAAAGGTGGAAAGAAAACTAAAGGAAAAGGCGGAAAAGGTAGTAAATAAATATTATTATGAGCTTTATAGAATATCTAATTAATAAGGGTTACAAACCATATAGGAAGATATATAATCGCAGTACTAAAGAATTCGATTATATTGAAGATGATAATATATGTTATTTTTCATCTGCAGTTGGTGGTTATACTGATATTAGACTAATAAAGGATAATAAAGAAGTAATTTACGGTCTTCATTAGTACGAGCATCATCCTGTCTTAATATATCCTAGACCTGATAATATTACTAAAGATGAGGATATAGATAGACTATTTATGGACAATACTTATGATTAGATATTTAATATGTTAAAGTTATGACTGTAACTGAAGAATATGTAACAGTTAAAGAAAGAATTGATATCTTCATATAGAAACTGTTAGACAACGGATTTGTTGAATGTGATAAGGAAGAAGTAGATTCATATATAATGTTCTATGTAGGTACTCCGTTAGATACACGAATGTTTAGTAAAGATGTCATCTACATACTTATCTCTGAATCTACTCAAGAAGCAGAAGTATATATGGATAAAAATCAATTCTTAGGTAAGAGAAACTTTACAGATTTTGTATATGGATAAATAGGCATTTAAATAGAGAATGCAGAACCTAAAGTCTTACCGGGAGAATAATCCCGGTAAAGGCTATTGGGATTGGAGAAATAGCTTACCAGATAATCTTAAGTATACAGATGATACCGAGTATGATATGGTAGGTGCCTATAACTCTGGAGCATAGCCTACATTAGAGGATGATGGCTCATATCATTTACCTACCAGAGTTCCTAGTACTGGTAAAGTACTGAAGTCTTCAATACATCCTACTTATTGGAAAGGTTTAGCAGAGGATGAGAAATTGGGCTATCACACTTATTGGTTACCTGATGGAAGTACTTATACTGCTTCTAAGTATGATGTTCCTATATAGGCTTATTAGAATGGTGGTAGACATGCTTTAGGTGTTGGTTAGGTGTTTGCCTCACTTGCTGATATGTTATTTAATAAGGAAAGAAGAACTCCAGCTATAGCAGCTGCTGCATATCATACTATACATCAAACCTAGAATGATCTAGCATTAGCTCCAGTTGAAGCACCACTTATAGAACCTATAGTAGATGCAGTAAAGAGTGTGGACGAAACTCCATATGATCCAGGAGAAGTATTTTTATTATCTCCTGAAAATCAAAAGAAGCAGATAACAAAGAATCCTAATTATAGAGTAGTAGATACTAACAGTGAAGAAGATCCTTACGGAATTGTAAGAAGAGCTGCTAACTATCATAAGGAGATTCACGGGGAAGTACCTGTGTATGATTATATAGCTGATTCCGATACAACTATTAAAAGAAGTAATTTAATGCCAGTAGGAACATTACCTATAGGTGATTATACTCCGAAATTACCTCATGCTGGTAGCTATAATTCTGTATTATATTACAATGCCGGCAATGATAAACTTTATCAGAGAGCATATGATTTGAATGATTATGGTCCTACTGATACCAAAGACAAAGGGGCTTCTAGTATGTATATTGGGCCAGTAAGGTGGTTGTCAAGACAGTTAGACAAAGCAGGTACTCCTTTTGTTCAAAGAACTGGTTTTGTACCTTTCGATGAAGAAAAATATTACAACTAGTTACCTGAGTCTGCAAGAAAGAAAGTAAGTGAATGGCGTAGGCTTAGAAATTCATACGAATATGGTGGAGAAGTAGATGAATTTCAACGTAAGACCAGAAGAGATATAATGCAAGAGTCTTTAGTAGATGGGAGACCTGATTACAATAAGATGTTCTAGAATCAAAATTAATATCAAAAAGACTTTGCAAACTATTGGTATACTGAGAGAGCTAAGAATCCAAAATATTCAGATTAGATAGGAGGAGATAAACTAAACAGTGTATTATCCAATATAGACAAAGCTACATGGAAAACTCCCACTGAAGCTATGAGAGATAATATGGTAGGATAGGGTTATAATCCTACAGATGCTCAGATTAATCAATAGCTTAATATACTTAAGGAAAAAGGTACTAAAGGTTTTGCTAATCCAAAGGCTCACAGTTATACTTCATTAAGACCTGCTAATACTTGGCATGAAGGTGTTGGTCATATGGTAGGAGACAATACTCCAGCTATACTTAATGCTACCCCTAATGTACGCATTAGTAATCCTGATAGTTCATATGAAGATTATGTCAATTAGGCTAATGAGAAACATGCACAGACTTGGGACTTTAGAGGTAATAATTCAAATCTGAAAGATGATCAAGGTAATTACTATATAGATCCTAATAGACAACTTACTCCTGAAGATATAAGTAATATGCGTAGTAAAGGAGCTAAGATACCTGAACAATGGGAATCATTAGAAGATGCAGATATATCAGAACTCACTAATACATTTGCATATAATCTATCTTGGGATCCTATATACTATATGGCTAATGGTGGTGAGGTAGGTGATCCAGATGATGAATTTACCAAAGCTATTAATACTAAGTTAGGTAGAACTCCAGACGGTAGACCATTGCAACAAGGACTTAAGCCTGTGTTTGATTTGGAGGATGCAGCTAATTTAACTCCTGTGGGTGATGCTATTGCTGCAAAAGATATGTACAACGCTGCTATGGATAGAGATTGGACAGGTTTAGGTTTAGCTGCTGCATCAATGATTCCTTTCGTTCCTAGTGGTATGCGTAAAATTAATAAGAAATTTAAACAGATACCTAGTGTACATAAAGATACACAACAATTATTGGATGCTAAATTTCAAGAGTTAGATAAATTAGCTCAACGTAAGGCAGATTACGGAAACGAACAATACCGTATTATGGAAAGAGTCATGGAAGATCCTAGTTATATGAATAGAGCCAGAGAAGTAAAATAGAAGTTTGGAGATGACTATTCTATACCATATGCTGATATGTTTATAGCATATAATGTCGATCCTGATGTACTACCTAATGTTTAGCTAATGGACGAACTAAAGAAAGCCGGTTCAATGCGGAGAACTGCAGACGGTAAATTTATATACAAAAGGAATCCAGATAATGATTACATTCCAAATACAGCTGAACATGAATTAAGTCATTTTACAGATTTATTAAAATCTGGTAGACCTGATGCACATGCTGGTAATAATGTATTCTACTAGATGACAAAAGATCTGACAAAGAGAGTAGGAGACAAACACGATGATTATTTTCTACTACCTACTGAATAGAAAGCTCACATGAATTAGCTTAGAGAATGGATGTTTCAAAACGGTTATATTAATCGTAGAGATTAGAAAGTTACTCCTGAATATATGTCTAAGATCATGAAATAGTTAAATAATGTAGAGGGAATGAAAGGTGTGCAAAGAGCAGCTTAGCAGTTTAAGAGTAATAAAACCTTCACCAAATGGTTCAATTCTGTACCGTTAATAGGAGCTGGATTACTTGGTGTAAATAAATATTTTACTGATGAAGATAAACAAGAAAAGTAAGCTTGCGGAAAGAATCAAAAATAAAATATTAGAACTAAACGATTCTTTAGAAAGCCGCAATAGAGAGTTATCTTTTTGTAAGAAATATGGATCAGCATCAACGACATATGGCGACGCTTATCCAGATACATCTAAATGGCCTACAAGTAGACAATACCGTATTTTAAAACGTTTCGATAAGAATACATATTTTACAGATAATGAAAAGAACTTTATTATCAATTATTTAATAGAGTGTTTGGTAGACAATCAACCATTTGATTGTTCTAGTTTAGGACCTAATAAATATCTAAATGAGTGATTTAATAGACTACACAGGTATCATGCCGGTCTACCCTATACCTACATACAAGTATGGTGGTATTCATATTAAGAAAAAGAATAGAGGTAAGTTCAATGAGTTGAAACGTAGAACTGGTAAATCAACTGAAGAACTTACGCATAGTAAAAATCCTTTGACGCGTAAGCGTGCTATATTTGCTTAGAATGCTAAGAAATGGAAACACAAAGGTAGAAAAAAGAAATAACAATAATCTAATTATATATAATTATGGATAGTAATACATTGAACGGTTTTGAAGTATTTGAAGACTTCATGATGCCAGGTAGTAATGTAAATAGTAATCGTATGCCTGGTAATGAAAATGAATTTGAGGGGGCATCGGAAGAATTGACTGATGAGGAATTGGAAGAACTACGTAAAGGTAATAAAGGCAATAAAGAAGAAGAGGAAGACGTAGATGATCCAAAGAACAAACCTTCTAAGAAAAGTAAACCAGAGGATAACGAAGAAGAGGAGGAGGAAGAAGAGGAAGATAACGAATCTAATGATGACCCAGATAATGACATTGATAATAATCAAGGAGAAGATATTGAAAGTAATGCAGTAACTAGTTTCTTTGAAGCATTATCAGATAAAATGGGTTGGGAATTAGATGAAGATGAAGAAATCCCTCAAACTCCAGAAGAACTAGTTGAATATTTCAAAGATGTTATTGAGGAAAATTCAGTACCTCAGTATGCTAGTGAAGAAGTAGAAGCATTGGATAACTTTGTAAAGAATGGTGGTAACCTCAGAGATTATTTCCAGATTGATGGAGACTTAGACTTAGAAGAGATTAATATAGAAGATAGTGAGGTAAATCAAAAACTGGTTATCAAAGAATTCTTGAAAGAAAAAGGCTTCAATGCTAAACAAATTGAAAAGAAATTGACTAAATACGAAGAAGCTGGTTTACTCGAGGATGAGGCTACAGACGCATTAGAAGCCCTTAGAGACATTAAGGAGCAAAAGAAACAAGAGCTATTAGAAGCGCAAGAAAAGCGCGCTAAGGAGCTTAAAAAGCGTCAACAGGAGCAATTTAATACCGTTGTCAGTGAATTGAAGGGCATGGATAATATTCGTGGAATTAAAATACCTCAGAAAGATAAATAGGCATTATTGGAATATATATTCAAACCCACAGCTGATGGAAAGACTCAGTATCAGAAAGACTATTCCAAAAGCGTGAAGAACTTACTTGAGTCCGCCTACTTTACTATGAAGGGTGACACCCTATTAAAAGCAGCTAAGAGTGAAGGCTCTAATGCAGCTATTAATAAGTTCAAGAATAGTTTGAATAGAACTGGAGTAAGTAGAAAGACTAAAAGACAGGATAACACTAGCACTGAGTCTATGTGGGATTCTTTTGCACGACAATTACGTGTAGATTAAATAACAAATAAATTATAATTTACTAATATTTTATGGATAATAATATTCTGAATAATTTGGTTTTGTACAAAGGCAAACGTTTCTCAGACTTGATTGATACCAATAAAATCTCTGCTGCTTCTCAGTAGAATCCGTATCAAGTTGCTACAGTGTTGTCTTATGTATTCGGAACTAAAGATAATGGTTACAATACTTCCCTCGACATGCTGACTGGCGGTCTTGGTAATGTAATGACTATTGATCAACCGAGCTGGGAGTGGAATGTAATGATTGATGCAGATAGAGCTATTACCATTAGAGATGCTAAATGGAATGGTGCTGCTATCACTGATACTACTACTGCAGGTTTGGGTAATACTCCTATCTATCTGTGGTTGGAAGAAAATTGGTTCGGTCCTACTGCTGTATTGGAATTGGACAATAAGGAATATCAACTGCGTGTTGCTGGTGCACCTTATCAAGATGGTAATCTTTGGGTATATACTTGCTTCATTGCTGATGGTAATCCTACTTCTTATGTTCCTGCACAATATCTGAAAGCTGGTAGCCAAGTTAATCGTCTTGCTTCTGCTGTTGAAGAGTACAGTGAAGAAGGTGATATCCTGAACTATAGTACTCACTTTAAGATGCGTAACTACCTTACTACTATTCGTATCAACTACGATATTACAGGTTCTGCGTATTCTACAGTAATGGCTATTGCTCTGCAAGATCCTAAAACTGGTAAGAAATCTTATTTGTGGGCTGACTATCAGGAATGGGTTGCTCTTCGTGAATGGTATAAGAGATGTGAACGTATGTTGGTTTACATGAAATCTAATGTAAACAAAGATGGTTCTTGTAATCTGAAGGGTACTAATGGTCGTCCTGTATTCATTGGTGCTGGTCTGTTGGAACAGATTGCTCCGTCTAACAAGCGTTACTATACTCATTTAAGTGCTGAACTGTTGGAAGACTTCTTGTTTGACCTGTCTTATAATGTACTTGGTACTAACGAACGTAAATTCGTTGCTTTGACTGGTGAAATGGGTATGCGTGAATTTGACCGTATCTTGAAGGAAAAGGTAGCTACTATGAACTTAATGGATACAGTATTTGTAACTGGTTCTGGTGATAGCCTGAAGTTCGGTGGTCAGTTCAAGACTTACCAAATGACCAATGGTATTGAGCTTACTTTGAAATATTTCCCGTTGTACGATGATCCTGTTTATAATCGTCAGTTACATCCTGTAACTCTGAAACCGCTGGAATCATATCGTATGACATTCCTTGATCTGGGTAGACGTGATGGTGAAGCTAACATCGTTAAGGTAGTACGTAAGGATCGTGAATTCGTTACTTGGTACACTGGTGGTGCTGTAGCTCCGTCTGGTTACGCTAACTCTAAGAATACTCTGAGATCTAATGGTAAGGACGGTTATACCGTATTCTTCCTTGGTGAAATGGGTATTATGTTGCGTGATCCTCGTGCTTGCGGTGAGCTGATCATGGAAGCTGAAGACTAATTAATGTTTTCATAATTTAGGGGGCTTAGGCCCCCTTTCCTACTAACTTGATAAATCTAATATTATTATTATGGAAGTAATCGTTAGAATCTTAAAAATAAATCCTTGGAGCGGGATTACAAAATGGTCTACTTGCTATGACTATATTGCTTCTTACTGGACTAGATCTGGTAACTTATATACAGGTCTTACTGCTTAGGATGCAGAAAGATTAGAGAAAGAAATTGGTTATCCTAGTGGGCATCTTTCACCCGCAAGTTCATTCTGGGATACGTTTGCTGTTAAATTGGGAAAGAATGATCTTATTCTAAATACAGATAAACCAGAAGATGAACTTAAGTATTTATTCTTGAAAAAACATAAGAGAGTAGCTGATGGATTAAATAATGTAACACCTTCTACTGATTATGTTATTATTAACAAGGATAGTGAAGCTAAAGAAGCTAATAAGATCAACAAGATTAAACGTGAAGCATATAGAGAAATGGATAAGATGTCTATTGAGGATATGCGTAAGTGTCTTAGACTTTATGGTATCAAATCTGATACATTGTCTAATGAAATGGTTGAAGCTAAGCTTTCTGAACAGATTGAAAGTGCTCCGGATAAGTTTATAACAAGATGGGTAGAAAACCCAAATAGAGAAATGAACTTCATAATTGAAACAGCTATCTCTAAGAATATCATACGTAGAAATAGAAGTCAATACTATTTTGGTACAGATATGATTGGTAATGGCTTGGAAGATGTAATAGCTTATCTGAATGATAAGAAGAACCAAGATATTCGTTTAGCAATACAACAAGAGATAAAGAGCAAATGACAATGACTGAGTTTATAAATACAGGCAGCGGACTTCACGATTGTTGCCTGATATACAAACTTACAAATTTAGTAAATCAGAAAGTCTATATAGGACAAACAAAAAATTCACTAAGAAAACGTATCATTTCTCATCTCACACAAGCTAGAACAAACACTAAATCTAAAAAGCATCATCTGTAGTTTGCTATATAGAAGTACGGCTATGATAACTTTGATGTAACTATTCTAGAAGTATGTTAGCAGAATCAATTGAATGATCGAGAAATTTTCTGGATTTCTTATTATAATTCAACAAATCCTGATAAAGGGTACAACTGTACTAAAGGCGGAGACGGTAATAGTGTTGCTAGAGAGGTAAAAATATCTACTAGAAACAAAATATCGGAAGCAAATAAACTAAAGTGGAGTAATACTGAATATCGAGAACAGCAGCGTTTATCTAGAATAGAATCACACAAAAGAAGATCAAAACAGATAGTATAGCTTACTTACGGGTACGAATTAGTGAAAATATGGCAGTATAAGAAAGATATCTGTGATAACTATAATAGTCAGATATATAACTTAAGAAAAGATCGAAAAACTGTTATATCTTGCGGATTTATATGGATGTATTTGAGTGATTATGATTAGTTACAATTAGGAGAGCCTTTAATAGTTCAACTAGACAATAACTATAACATAATTTAGAAATACTATGATTATACTACTGCTAATATACGTATACATGAGTTGACTGGTAAATGTAGTAGATTATAGTTCGATATAAATCAAAAGTTCACTAGAATTAAGGGTACCAAAAAAGCTGGCTACATATGGATGCTATATGATAGCTATAAAAATCAAATCTAAATAATGAAAATATCTGATTTACATAAGGCATTCAAAGTTCTAATGGATAAGAATTCAGAGGCAGTCGCTTTCGGCGGCTGTCCTGCATTTCTTCCAGAAGAAATTGATCTGTTTCTTAATTAGGCATATATAGAAGTAATATGTAATAAATATACTGGAAATAATACAATGCAAGTTGGATTTGAAGGTGCTGTAAAACGTATTGCTGATCTATAGAAACTGATTAAGACAGATTCTGCTTAGAATTTAGTATATCCGTATGCTAGTTCTAATGTGCTTACTTTATCTAATTTCTTTAAAGACGGAGAAGAGCTTAAGAGAATGTTCTATGTAGATTGTGTACTCCACTATGATAATGAAGTATCAACTTGTATACTAATAGATCACGACAAAGCTGGCAAGTTCTTATAGACGTATAATAATCTACCTTGGATAGATACTCCTGTAGCTGTATTAGAAGATAATACTTTAAAGATATATATAGATCCTATTAGAATGGAGGCAGAAGAATATACTGCTGATATTACTTATGTTAAGTATCCTGAACTGATACAACATACAGATTATAATAGGAATATTACAGAAGTACCAGATTATATTCTTAATGAAGTAGTTAATAGAGCAGTAGTAATAGCTTTAGAGAATATTGAATCTAATCGAGCTTAGACTAAATTACAGATAAACAGTTTAGAAGAATAATAAAACATAAGAATAAGATATGAATAGCAGAGCAATGCAAATTGAGTTTGAAAGACGGATCACACTTATGAATCCGAATTTTGAATTGGCAGAAAAACTAACATCTGATACAATTTTCTCTTTTCTGAATGCATATACAGAACGTTATGTACGTCTGAACTATTTGCAAGAAGATGCAGTACAGGATGGTACTAGAGCTCAAAAGAAGAATGCAGATGCTTTAAAAGGCCTTATTACTAGAGGTCTGTATGCAGTTGAAGCTAAAGATGAAAATAATACAGATAAGACTAGCGATAGAGTATCTTTACCTTCTGATTACTTCTTATATATACGTTCTAATAGTTTAATATCTAAGAACTATAAGATAGAGGAAGAGATCTAGAACGAACAAGATTATGTAGTAACTTCTAATAAGACTATTAGAGAGGATGACGTTGAAAAAGTAATATCTACATACTATAACAAAGCTATTGTATTAAATCCATACGTAGTATTGAATGCAGGTAATAATGCAGATGAGGAAAAGAAACTTTATCTAAATGTCATTCATGATGAGTATACTACTATAAAGAAAGTAGATTTAGTATATTATCGTAAGCCTAAGAAATTTGACGTAATTGGAGTAGATGGAGTAAACGTATTAGATCACTGCGAACTTCCTGAAAACGTGCATATGGAGATCGTAGAAGGAGCAGTAGAGATGTTTATCACTGAAGCTAAGTATAGGTTAAATATGAAACCTGAAGATAATAAATAATTATGAAGAACATTGAATTACTTGAGTCTTTTGAATTAGAGCTTAATAAGTTAGATGATAACTTTACTAAGCCTACTACAAATACAACTGAGTATTTCTTGAATGCAGGTTTAGATAAATTCTGGAAGACAAGATATTCTTAGAATAACCCTAAGGTTAAAGGATTTGAATAGATTCAGAAAAGAATTGATGATCTACGTACTTTGGTTGCTGAAGTTACTTTAGTTCCAGATACTACTTCTAAGGATTTATATACAGTAACTATACCAGAAGATTATGTAATACTTTTAGGTGACACTGCCGGAATATCTCCAGCTGATGGATATACAGATCCCTGCTGGGAATTAGACAGTGATGGAAACTATGTAATTCATTACTCAGATGTATTAGAAGGTAGTATAGAAACTATTGATAGAATCAAGGAAAATTCTTTATCAGAGTATCATTTAAGATATACTAAAGCAAAACCAATTCGTCTATTATCGGGAAACGAAATTAAACTATATACTGATGGAAAATATAAAGTAAGTAAGTATATATTGCATTACTTAAGAAAACCACATTATATAGATATACACACTGAACCCTTTAAAGAATATACGGATATGCCTGAACATACACATCTAGAGATTGTTAAGTTAGCAGCTCAGTTGTATATTGAAAATCAAGCAAATCCTCGTTATAACTCCTATACTTAGGAAGTAGTTCCTAATATGGAGTAAACCAAATAGCGCTTAGAACGTGGAAACCTGCAATAAGGGAGTAGAACTAAGCGTCTTAGACTAAGCGCTTAATATGTCTAATTTAAAATAAAAAACTAATATGTTACAAAGTGTACATTCCGTATTGATCGGAAAAACTTGTCCTGCATCTTATACTACAGCTGATGCTCTTGCTGCAGGTGACGTAGCTTTATTTAACGAAAATAAAGCTTTGATTAAAACTGCTGCTGAAGCTGCTACTGCTAGTTCTCTTTACGTAGGTGTAGCTGGTTCTAAAATCAATGTTACTATGCCTGATGGTTCTGTAGCTCAGAAGGCAAATATTGACTTCTCTAATGAGATCAAGAAAAACTCTAAACCGTCTGCAGTAATTGGTGAATATGTAGCTCCTGTAGAAGAGAAGATCGTTATTACTTTGACTGATGCTACTATCGTTGCAGGTAATCGTTACGTATTACGTATTGTTTATAAAGATATGTATGAAGCTGCTTGGCAGTTTACTCATACTTATGAAGTATATGCTGAATCTGCAACTGCTGCTGACTTAGCTGCTGCTATCGTAAAGAAGATTAATGCTCACAAAAATCGTCGTGTACAGGCTACTGTATCTTCTGCAGTTATCACATTGACTGCTATGCCGAAAGATGACAACGAAGGTGTTGATTCTTTGAACGAATATAGCGTTGTAACTATGGAAGCTTCATTGTATGAAACTATTCCGGGTGCTCTGCTTGCTAATCAGCCTAAAGCTGTTGCTGGTGCTACTATCGCTAAGACTGTAGGTAATCCTGGTAAGGGCTACTGGAAACAAGTACGTGATGCAGAAGTACGTAATATGGGTTACAAAGGCCACGTATTTACTGGTGCTTATCCTAGCGTAGAACAAACTCGTAAGGTAGTTGAAGGTGCTGAATATGACTACGCTATCATTGAAAATGATAACCTGTATTTGAGCAATGACAACCAGTATATTAAGACTACTCCGTTGACTACGGAAGTTTATTGTCCTAGCTTGGTTGGCTCTATCGTAGACAAGGGTATCCAATCATTTATTTCTGGTGCAGAAGTAAAATAATAAATATTATTTCAGTGTGCTGATAAAGGGCTATGGGGCTAAATAGCCTTGTAGCCTTTTTTATTTAAAATAATATCATGAAAATAATCGGAATAAATATAGAGAATGGTATTCTATCAATAAACCTAGATACTAAATTACCTGAGACAGTATAGGAGGATTTGTATCTGTATATAGACACACTGGATAACTATTCTAATCGCAATTCAGCTATACCTAGCGATCATTCTTACTCTGTTTTACTAATGAATGAAGAAGGTGATCAGGTAGAATTAACAGAAGGAAGAAGTATTATCTATTTAGATATAGATAGCTTTGATCCAAAAATGGTGCTTAGCGCATTTACTGTTACTATAGAAGATAGTGTAGCTTTTTATTATGATACAGAAGAACTGTATTATAAGCAAATAGACCTATTGTGTAATCATTGTAGTACTTGTTTGGATGATCAATAGAAAGATCGTATTATGTTATTTATGCTTAAATATAGCTTATTACAGTATGCAGTAGAACATGATATAATTGATGATCAAGTTTAGTACTATAAAGATATAGCTAGAATGTTGAATATAAATACTAACTATTCTGTATTTAATGACGGTCATTATGACTGTAGTAAATGTTGTAAGAGTGGAAATAAAACTTTTTGTACTAGTTGTTGTAATTGTAAAAATGGAGTTTGTTCACTATGCTAACTAAAGAGATATACAAGATAGAAGCTAGCAAGAATCTACTTACTAAGTATAACATAGAGTACGATAAGTGCGACATTAAAAGTATAATATGTGCTACCTATATAGCTAATTTGATAGATGGAGATTACCCATTAACTCAAGTGCAAGTAGACAAACTAAAGTAGATTATCAATTGTCTAGTACAACCTAGTAGATATTGGGATGGTAACGATCAAGAAATAATACATCCCCTATTGCTAGAAAGAGAATTAATTACTAATTTTGGCATTGCCACTATTAATGACGAACTTATAATTTGTGAATAATGACTACAGAAGAATTAGAAAGATAGGTAAGGAAGAATACTATAGCTATTAAGACTGTGTCAGATAGCCTTGTAAACTATGTGCAAAATTAGTAGTTAACTAGTACTAATAAGGTTACAGCAGCTAATACTTCAGATATAGACAAACTGAAGAATGATCTCAATTCTATACAAACATAGATTAACTTGTAGAATAGAATTGAGTTAATGAAAGATACCAATATAGTAGATCCTACTAAGCTGGACTTATTGCAGTATGATGGAGATAGATGGTCTAATATAGCTGCTAGCAAAGTAGTAACAGGCTTACTTGGTAGATTAACAGACTTGCAAGACGTAGAGATAAAGAACTTACGTAATGATAATGCTCTTGCATGGGATAGCGAACTATAGAAATGGACAAACAAGAATCTGAATACTGAACTGTATGATGACATATATATAAGTAAAATTAAACCTGATTCTACTCCTTATGAAGTATGGTTTAAAGACTCTGCTATCTTTGGTCAAGAAGGATTTGCTTCAGGTCTTACTGGTTTTGGTGGTAAGATTGATAAGTTTGGTCATGCTGAATTTGATAGTCTTACTTTACGTAGATTCCTGGAGGTGCCAGAGTTACGTTACAATCGTGTAGAGATTCAATTAGGAGATAAATGGAATGCCCCTGGTGCAGGTGTAATTGAAAGTGTTGAAGAATTAGATCAATATACTGGTCTTATTACTTTAAAGCTGGAAGAAGGTGAATATGGAGCAGTATCTGTAGGAGACCTTTGTATGGGTATATTCCATTCTGAAAGAACTCAAGAGAATGCTGAATAGGATGAAGACGATGGTAAAGGTAATAGAAAGTTTGCCGGTTTCTATACTGTATACTTTGAAGTTACAAATATACTTGATAGTTAGAATAAGAAATTTGGTTATAGACTTAGACCTGTAGACGAATACTGGAATATGACGTTCCATCCTTGTGCTCAGATGAACTTCGTAGCATACGGTAATAAAACTAATGTAGATCGTCAGACATCTTGTTATTCAACTCGTACTTATACACGTTACTTAGTAAAACAAAATACATGGGATCACAAGGCTAAGAATATAGCTATGTAGTTTGGTGATCTTAGTAATTTGAATATATTTGGTTATGAAATGACTGGTTATTCAGCATATCTTAACTCAGTATATTTCACTGGTACTATTACTCAAGTAAAGCCAAATGGAGATGAAGTAAGAGTAGCAAATGATTGTGGTGCGTGGGAACCTAATACTCATTATGATTATTATGATAGAGTAAGTGTAGAGGGTTACTTGTGGTTATGTATCAATCCTAATGGAGCAGATGACAAACCTAGTAGTTCAAGTCCTAACTGGTTGGAATAGGTATCTAAAGGAGATAAGGGTGAAGTATCATATTTCCATATCAAGTACTCACCCGTAGAAAATCCTACAGCTAGTCAAATGACTGAAACTCCGGATGTATACATTGGTACTTATGTAGACTTTAACTATGCAGATAGTAATAATCCTGCAGATTATACTTGGGCTAGATTCCAAGGTGTACAGGGTGAAAAAGGAGAGCAAGGTATACCAGGTATAGGTATAGACGGTAAGACTTATTATTTACATATAAAATATTCTAATGACGGTGGTCGTACATTTACAGGTAATAATGGTGAGGATCCTGGTGATTGGTTAGGCCTACTTACTGACTTAAATGTTAACGATAGTACTAATCCGGCTGACTATAAATGGAGTAAGACTAAAGGAGAACAAGGGGATTAGGGTATTCCTGGTTCTAATGGATCTGATGGAGCTGATGGTTTAATTATTCGTAGATCAGAATGGAAACCTAACAGAGAATATCGTAATGATCAAGATGTTCCTCAATCAGTATCTAAGATACGTTATTTAGACATTGTACTTGTAAGAGACTTTGGTGCAGCTACTGGTTATAAAGTATACAAATGTATATATACTGTCGCTCCACATATATCTAGTGATAGTAATGCTCCTGGTACTTCTGGTGGAGCTGCTTATTGGGAAGAATTTACTACTAATGTAGAAAGTATCTATACAGATTTAATTATCGCTAAAGATGCTAAATTAGACTTTGTAAGTGGTAATGCAGTCAGAGTAGGATATGAATCTGGTACTAATAACTTTACAGTAGTAGCTGGTATTACTGGAGCAGGAGGTAACAATGGATCTGCAATTAGAATATGGGCTGGTGCTACTGAAGAAAAGAGAGGCGATGCTCCGTTTAGAGTCACTCAGGATGGTAAGTTATACGCTAGAGATGCATACATTGAAGGTACTGTCTATGCTACAAGTGGATCTTTTACTGGTACTATTTACGCTACTGATGGCGAATTTAATGGTACTATTTCTAGTAATAAAGAAGGTACACGTATATTGATATCTTCTTAGGATAGAAGTATGAGTATGATTAGAAATAATACTACTGTTTTTGAAGTAAAATCTGATTATGCAGGTACAGGAGCAAGATTAAATATCAATAGTAGCAGTAGTGCTACTACCCTATCTATGAATAATAGTAGTATTGTTATACAAGACGGAACAGATAATATAGCGAATAGAACATACATTGACGGCAACAGTATTGTACTTAGGGATAGCGCTTATAATAATTAGTTAAATTTAACAACTAGTAAAATTGTTTTTATGGACAGTGATTATAAGCGGTATGAAGGATACACTGGTGAGGTAAGAGCGTTAAGGAGAGATGCTATTAATACTAAAGATATATACTTACGCTTTAGAGGTGGTATATTATATGAGGTTAGTTTATAATTTACATAAATAATTATGAAAATAAATTTTGCACAACTGGAAGTATATACAGATATTAAGAAAACTAACAAAGTCTGTATTGATGTTAGAGAACAAATAGGTGAAATGATATATGAAGTAGGTAGTGGTATTAAAGACCATGCCTTAGCATTCAAAATCTACAATTCAGATAATGAAGTAGAACTTACATCTGAAGAAGTAGAAGTACTGAATAAGTATGTAAGTCAATACTGCAAACCTGCCTTTATCCAAGCTTTTCTCGAAGCGACTAAGGAAGTAGAAGAACTTAAAGACGACGAATCGAAATGATAGTAAAAGGAGTTAAAATAAGTGAACTCGAACTAAGAAACGAACTAACTGGAAAGGAAAATATCCCTTTCCAGGATTCGTTTTCTAATGGTAAGCTGAATCTGGAAGGCGTAATAGATTACTTTCAGAAGGTTACTAATTAGAATATTAGTTTACAGAGTTTAGTAAATATTAAATAGTGTATACAGAGTGCCTCAGAATTAGAGTTCTATGCTTCTAATGTAGGCGATATATACTTTAATACAGGAGATAAGAAGTTGTATATGTACCAAGAGGATGGAACATATGCAATTAGTGATCCGTCTAAAACCCAGTTGTATGTATTTCTTACCCCTCTAGATAGTGAAAAGTCTGATGCTATATATAGATGGGATGAAAACAGCAAACAATTTATTGTGCCTTCGTATGTTGACGATGTAATAGAAGTATACGCTACGTATGATGTATCTCCCATTGGCTAGTTAAACAACATTAGATTATACAAAGATGCTAAGCATACTCAAGCTGTAATAGGAGAAGTAGGTAAGATATATATAAATATTGAAGAAGGTCAGCCTGCATATTCGTTTAGATGGTCTGGTTCAATATGGGTTTCTGTAAATGACGGTGGCCCATTAATCATAGGTGAGATTACTGGTACTGCTTACGATGGCGGTAAGGGTAAACACAATAAAGATATTATAGACAGCTTACCTGATACGGTACTGTCCAATGTAAGTAGTACAGTTGAGAAGACAGGTACTACTAATAAGATAAATGTAAACAATAAGAAAAGAGGTAGTGATGAACTGTATGTAAATAATACAGATAGTTCTGTAACACTTGTTTCTTCTACTGATACTGAAGCAGGTCTTATGGCTGCTGCAGATAAGAAGTTGTTTGATTCAATGCCAAAGATGTGGCTAACTGAAAATACAACTGTTACTACCGCAGCAGATAAAGTAACAGTAGTACAGCCTATTTCTAGAGTAATAGATGGCGTTTATGCGGATTCTGGTAATCTATATAGAGACATCCCAGCCGCTACTACTACTACCGCAGGTATAATGACTGCTGCAGATAAAGTAAGACTAGATACTGGAGTTGCTGAAGATATATAGGCTGAAAGAGAAGCTAGAGAAGCTGCAGATAGACAATTACAAAGTAATATCGATGCAGAAGCATCTACTCGTTCACAGGCTGATACTGCATTAGGTAATCGCATTACAACAGAATCTAGTGACAGAGAGGCGGCAGATACTGCATTAGGTGGCAGAATAGATAAGGAGATTGCGGATAGAGGTGATGCTATAGATGCAGTTACTGATAAGATTAATACTGAGATAGCTGATAGAAAAGCAGCTATAACTGCAGAGGAAACTGCTCGTACTCAAGCTGATGAAGCATTACGTACTGATTTAAATGCAGAGGTCACTCGCGCTAAGAATGCAGAGAATAACATAACTGCTAATTATCAATCGGCTGATTCTGCTATTAATACTCGTATTTCTACAGAGATAACAGATAGGAAGCAAGCAGATACTGAATTACAATAGGCTATATCTGCAGAGACTACTAGAGCTACTGGTAAAGAGGCAGAATTATCTACAGCTATTTCTAATGAAACTACTGAAAGACAGAAAGGTGATCAGGACAACAACACTAAAATCACTGAGGTAAGTAACTAGTTAAATGGATTTATAGCTACTAAAGGTCAACCTAATGGATTTGCATCATTAGATGGCAAAGGTCTTATTCCTTCATCACAATTGCCTGCATATGTAGATGACGTAATAGAAGTAGCTACATTTGATGAGCTACCTGAAGTAGGGGAAGCTGGTAAGATATATGTTACATTAGATACTAATCTTACTTATAGATGGTCAGGTACTAGATACATAGAGATATCTCAATCATTAGCATTAGGTGAAACATCTAGTACAGCTTATGCTGGTGATAAAGGTAAATATCTCAAAGATGTATCTGACAGTTTACCTTCAGATATAATAACAAATCTTAAATTTCTCTCTTCTACCAATTATGTTAACATAATGGGTGACAAGAAGACTAAGGGTGAAGATGGCATATATGTTGATGCAAGTTAGGCAATAGTTAGTATTGGGGCTGCTTCATCTACATTTGCTGGAGTTATGACAACAGATGACAAGGTTAAACTAGATGGTTTAAAGACACAAGAAGGTATTACTTCTGATATCAATTCCGTTTAGAGTAATCTTACTACTCATATCACTAATAAGTAGAATCCACATTCTGTAACTAAGGCTCAAGTAGGATTAGGTAATGTAGATAATACTAGCGATGCTGATAAACCTGTTTCTACTGCAGTACAGGCTGAATTAGATAAGAAGACTAACTCTGCTATTACTGATATTGACTTTGCTAATAGTACTGCCGATAATGCTATAATGACTGTAGATTTAGCTAACGGTATTACTACCAGTGAGAAGAATATAACATTACCAAAAGCTAGTTCAACATCAGCTGGTATCATTACTAGTCAAGAAAGTATTAAACTTAATAAGATACTTACTAATGGAAATGGTACTAAGTTCTTAGCAGATAACGGAACTTATATAACAGTAGAAACCGAAGTAAATACTGAAGCTGTAAAGACTACTAATGAGATACCTGTAGCTGGTGGCCCTTTAGCTAGTTTACTTAACAGTGCTGGTATTACTAGTATTAGTTCTGATACTAATCTGTAGGATTTATTTATGACATTGTTTACTAAGGAATTGTGGCCTGGTAGTCTTACATTTACAGAAGGTGCACCTAACGCTACTATTTCAGTTCCTTCATTCACATTGAGTTCTACTGGATTAGTAGAAGTAGGTACTCCTATTACTATTAGTGATACCACATTATCTGCAGCTGTAGCATCTAGTACTCCTAGAAAGTATTCTGGATTTACTTATGGTTATAGTGCTGCTAATGATAACAGTAAAGACTCAGATAATAATACTATTACTATAAATGGTTCTAATGTAAATCTGTTAGAAGAAAATTATACTATGGCTAGATTAGTAAATGGAGAATCAGAAAGTGCTACTCCTAATACAGATTATTCTGCTGTTACTTTAGAAAGTAAAGTATTTAATGCAATTGAAGGAAGTAATACAGTGAAGGTAGATATTAAAGGACCAAAAGCAACTGCTACATTTGCATCTATGCCTGTATATTATGCTTGTTCTAATCTTGGTAAGACTAGTGATGAACATAAGACTGTAGCTAAAGAGAGTGCTACATTTAGCAGTATTGTTCCTGGTAATACTAAGACTTTAACTGTTACAGGTGTATATCCTTACTTTACTAATAAGGATAATATTACTACATTCGCTAAATTGCCATTATCTACTAGTAAGTTATTGGATATTACTTATGTAGCTGAAACAGCAGATAATAAACATGCTTTCAAATTACCTTCTAAATTCACAGTAAGTTCTATAACTCTGTTAAATACATTAAATGATAAGTACGAAGATTATAGTATAGATCGTTTCACAGTGACTACAGAGAATATAGAAGTACAAGGAAGTCAAGTAGAATATAAAACATATACACGTAATGATGGTATTAATGGATCTTCATCATTTAAAATTACATTTGCATAATTATGAGAAATAAAGGAACATTTAATTTTAGTGGTAACTTAGAAGTAAAGAAAGATGCACCACTTGAAGCAGGTAGTATAGTTCCTACCTATGCGGATCTAACCAAAGCTGAGACTTGGACTGATGAAGAAGGTAGTGTATGGGTATATAAAGGAAAGAATGTTACATGTGAGGATAGACCAGGTAAGCTGTATCAGCTTACCTCTACCGATTATACTAAAACAAGTAATTGGGTAGAGATTGGTGGTGGAGGTACTGGAGGCGGTATCGCAGAAGCTCCTGAAGATGGTAAGTTGTATGGTAGATAGAATGCAACTTGGTCTGAGATAAATGATCTTATATTATTACCATCAATGATTATTACTATTAGCTAGCATAGTTCTTCTGAAGAAATATTAGAAGTGTTTGGTGGACTTGAGTCATTTAAAGCATTGATGATTAAGATTGCTTCTAGTAACAAACCGCTAGCTATTGCTGATAGCAATTAGAGTTCGTCTACATCTGCTTTCGTTATATACCATACTTGTACTTATGTAGAAAGTACATCTAAAATAACTATAGAAGTCATGTATCAGTTAGGCACTGCTGTATACGATATGGTTATACGTTATGAAAATGAGACAGCTAGTGCTACAGTAAATTCATTTCTGTATCAAACTAATAAAGATCTTGAAGTATATTACTTTGAACCAGGTATATCACAGGGTAAGATAAGTCAAGAAGAATACACTGCATTGTAGAATGCCATTACTAATAAGAAAGTTATTATGACTTATGTAGGTATGGCAGATCTAACAACTACTGGGTCAAGAATCCCTGTAGCTGCTTATACTATAGATAATGAGATTAGTCTTAACTTTGTAATAGATCAAGATTCTGCTTATCCTCTATGGGTATATATACGTATTGATGGATCTACTAAGAATATAACTGTTACCAAAAGAGTAATGGGTCAAACCTCTAAAGCTATTAGTGGATTAGTTCCTGTTAGTGGTAATACTGAGCTTAGTGGTACTTAGGCTATGGATTTTGTTAATAGCATGTTCGGAAGTTTTAATGATTACAAAAACGTAGTAATGGACATAATACAAAATCACTCTCAGTATCATATAACTTTGCCTGAAGATACACTTGGTACATATTTTCAATTAAGTAATGTAGTTGCATATCACGATAGCTCTTCTGCAAATATGTACTTATTAATGTTTACAATAAGCTTACCTGCAGAGAATTTTGCTGTAAATGTACATTCGTTTTATATAAATGTAGATGGTACTGGAGGATACGTTAAAGTTAATTCTCTAATAAAATCCAATAATCTCACTACCGCAACTAAAATATCTGCTACAGATTATGCAGCACTAGATCCTAAGGATGCTAATACAATGTATGCAGTAACTGAATAAATATAAGCATCATGAATGATATAAAAGTAGGTTCTTCGGAAATGGGTAACATATATTTAGGTACAAATTAGCTTTCAAAAAGTGGATCAACTGTGGATGTTAACAAAGATGGATTTCGTTATAACTATAGTATGTATTGTTTTATTAACACTACTAATCAAGACAAAACAATATATATATTTCATGATGCCGCTTCTCAAGATGTTGTTATACCAGCAAATACTACGAAAGTTTTTAATTTTGAAAACGAAAGTGAAAGTGGGATTTCTATAAAAGCAAAAACTGCTATGACTGTATGTACGTTTCATATTGGATATGATATTAGCGTTTATGGAAATAAAAATGGACGTATATCCAATAAGATAAATCAAAGTATAGCTGCTAATGGATATTTTTCTATTAGTGCTTGTGAGCGTGGTTGCGGTATATTTTATATAACAGCTTAAGTATTTAAATAATATGGGAGAAACTAAATTAGGTTCATAGAACATAGGTAAAATATTCCTCGGCAGCTAGCAACTGGGGGGGGGGTTAACGCTGTATAGGAATACAGTATAGGACATGGAAAATCACTCATAGTTAATACTGTACGTTAACACTAGTAGTGATGAAGTAACTCTCAAAATGGATGATGAAGATGTTCACTATACTGTTTTACCAAATGGAGTATCATTCATAACCCTCTATCAAGAAAAATGGTAGAATATGAGAGTTACAGAAGATGTTTGGGTATATGGATGTACAGACATAGGTAATGTATAGCCCTTATCTTATTTAGCAGCGGGGTAGTATATTCCAATAGACTTAGCTGGTTATAATGGAATAATAGTACTAATTTCTGCACAATAATATAATTACAATTATACTTTTAAATAAAGATGAATCCGTACTTAGTTCATATGTCAGATAGAGAATTACTAGAGTAGATATATATGTTATTACTCTAGATTAATGTTAAAGTCAGTGAGATTGATAATGACTCTAAACAATTCGGTATGAACTTAGCTGCGGATTTATTAGGTAATATGATGGACAATTTATCTAATAATAATAGAAAACAACAAAAAGAATGAAACACTTTACAATTGAAGAGATGACCGAGTCTTCTACTGCAAAAGCAAAAGATATAGATAATACTCCTTCATAGGAGATCTTAGCTAAACTGTAGAAGCTAATAGAGGCTATTCTAGACCCTTTAAGGGAATGGTATGGTAAACCTATCAGAGTTAACTCAGGATATCGTTGTGAGGCCTTAAATAAAGCCGTAGGCAGTAAAGCTAATAACAGTTAGCACTTATATGGAGAAGCAGCTGATATTACTGCAGGCAGTAAAGAAGAGAACAAGAAGTTATTTGAGTATATTAAAGATAATCTTCCATTTGATCAGTTAATTAATGAATCTGATTTCTCTTGGATTCATGTATCATATAGAGAAGGGAGATTACGTAAACAAGTATTAGCTTTATAATTAAAATATTATGATAAGACAAGAAAATATTAATTTTGTAGCATCTAAGTATGCTCCTAATCCAACTGAAGTAGCATATTGGATTGATTTATCTGCAGATAGTTCAGGTAATGTCATAAAGAGTAATACTGATGGTATGTGGATACCTATTAACAATAGTGACAACGCTGATTAGACTGAATAGATTAATCAGATCAAGAGTAACCTTAATGCTGAGATTAGTAGAGCTACACAAGCTGAATAGAACTTAGCAACTACATTAGCTACTAAAGCAGATGGTGAGGCAGTATACACTAAACAAGAAACTACAGATATTGTAAATGCTGCTAAGGTAACTGTAAACAATACTCTTACTTCTGACTCTATAGTAGAGGCTTTATCTGCAGCTCAAGGTAAACAGTTAATGGATTTAATTAATGCTTTGACTGATAGAGTAGCAGCACTTGAAACACCTGAAGTTCCAACTGTATAAATTTAATTAATTATGACAACGTTAGCATAGAATGTAGATGCAGGTTTATTCGTAGGTAGTTCTTTGATTTCTAGTCAAGAAGGTCCTCAAGGCCCTTAGGGAGAACGTGGTACTGATGGGGCAAGTGCTTCTATTACAGATGTAACAGCTACTATAGATTCTAATGTAGGTACTCCAGCAGTTACTGTAACTATGGGGGGGGACTGCACAAGCTAGAACGTTTACTTTTAACTTTAAGAATCTTAAAGGAGTACAAGGTGCACAAGGAATTCAAGGAGTTAAAGGAGAAAAAGGTGATACTGGAAGTAAAGGTGATAAGGGTGATAGAGGTACAGATGGAGTATCTTGTACACATTCATGGAATGGTACTACTCTTACTGTTACATCTGCTTCAGGTACATCTTCTGCTAATCTGAAAGGAGATAAGGGGGATAAGGGAGACACTGGCGCAACTGGATCACAAGGACCACAAGGGCCAAAAGGTGACAAAGGAGATCGGGGGCCACAAGGACCTGCAGGATCTACTAGTTATAATGCTGATACAGTAGATGGCTTTCATATAGTATCTTGTACTTAGGCACAATATGATGCGTCATCCAAATCATCTAATACTCTTTATTTGATTATAGGATAATATGAATGGAATAAAACAAGGCACTAATAGTGTTAATAAAGCTTACTTAGGTACTAACCTCATAATGGGGGGGGGGTAATGTGGTAAAGAAAGTAGGAGAAGGTTTCCCAGGATCCAACGGTATAGTAATAAATCTTACCAATGATACTATTATTATAGCGCTAACAGAAGATAGTACATATGAACATGAGATAACATTACTTCCTAATTCTACTTTTGCATTATGGGTAGATAGATCTAAAGGTTCATAGTTTCTATGTGATATAAATCCTAATACTTCTGAACATAGTAACTACAACTTCTCATAGATATTCTTTTCATCATCTGGATCTACAAATTCTGGCACTTCTACAACAGAACAATCTTATTTATTTGAAATAGATAGCAGTTTTGAAGAAACCACAGTTGCTTATATAACTTCTGCTGCATAAAAAATAATCTTTGAAATACATTTAAATTAATAAAGCTATTGCTTAGAGGGGGGGGGGGTAAATAGCACACACAACTGATCAATAAAATGGATACAGGTATATTTATAGGGGACAAAATAATTACTACATCATGGGATAAGATATGGAATAAACCAAATACTCTAAGCGGCTATGGCATTACGGATGCGTATACACAGTCTGATGCTGATGGAAGATTTTTCCGATATTTTGGTCACACAACTGACGATGGTGATGATTTCATGTGGCAAAAACTTGGAACATTTACTTATTTGAGTGCTTTTCCAGACGGAGTTACTATTAAAAGACATGGTTATGGACAAGTAACGTCTTTTATCGCTGGGTCTTCAAGATTCCAATTATATTCTACTCACTCTTCGTCAGATCCTAATGATGGACCTAATGGCATACAATTTAGATCAGGATGGGATAACGATAAGAAAAGCTGGCGAATGGTTCTTGATAATGTTAACTATTCCAATTATACAGATAACCGCTACGTCAACAAGGCAGGGGATACGATGACGGGAAAATTGTTATTTAACGCAGATTCTGGCATTGACCTTATATCTATTCCAAGAACCAAGTCTGCTATCAGTTTTAATAACACAGGTTCCAATAGAATTGGAATTAACTTCACAGACGGAGACGGTAACCTAAGAATAGCTAAAACCGATATTAATCAAGACTGGGTAAGCGGAGACGTAAATATTCTTTTAGGGTCTAATAATTATAAAGTTTGGCATGCCGGCAACGATGGTTCAGGTTCAGGGCTGGATGCGGATTTGTTGGACGGTAAACATCTTGGTAATGTAGGAGATAGAGTGATGCGTCAAATTGGCTTCCCTGATTACAATGAATTTGGTTCTACTGATACTAACGTCTATTTAAGAAAGGTATTAGGCTGGTGTTATAATAATGTTAATACTGGGGCTGATGACTCTTTATTTATTGGAGTCGGACATCCTAATGCATTAGGTAATATGCAGATACAAGTGTATTGTAATAGTGGAATAAATGAAGAAGGATATCCAAGATACTCATCAGGTGTATTTTTCCCGTTGGGTGGCGCTCCTTATCTTTTCGGTACTAACGATTATAATTATTACCAATATGCTTTAGCAACAACTGACGGTAATGTCTATTCCGCCACCAAGCTGTAGACCCCTCGCACAATATTCAGTAAGCCTTTTGACGGTACAAACAATGTAACAGGAGGAGCTAAGTTTAATAATATCTGTATTGAGACAGATAACAACGGAAATGATGACGGAAGAGGTAGTGAGATAAATAATTATAACGAACCTCTGCACTTACGGTATGCTTCATCTAATAACTTAATTTGCTGTATGGGTGGCGGCAACGTCGGCATAGGCACTACAGCGCCAAGTTATAGGCTTCATGTATCAGGAGTAGTAAACGCGTCAGGTGGTTTCGCCGAAACATCAGACATTCGTAAAAAGAAAGTGTTAAGTCCTCATACTGTTGATCTAGATGTTATGGCTTATGCTGATTTATTCGATTATACCCTTATAGATGATGAAAAAGAAATAGTAAGAGTGGGTACTAATGCTCACTACTGGCTTGATAAATTACCTCAAGTTGTTACTAAAGATAGTGACGAATATCTATCTTTAAACTATGGAGTACTAGGAACTGTATGTGCTTTATCTGTATCTAAATATGTTAAATAGCTAGAAGATAGAGTTACTCTATTAGAGAATAAAATAGCCTCATTATAGTAAGTAAGAAGCGCTATTAGATGCTGCTAGTAACTATTCAGCAATAGGAACATAATAATACCTTACACGTTATATAATTATAATCTCGAACAATTTTCAGAGTCCTTGCTGATTTTATCCCCTTTTTCAAATCAACAAGGACTTTTTTGGTTACCTTATCAAACTACTATCTATGAATTATTATCAGTTAGGAGAACAGACAATGCCGATATTTAAAAATATGTTTAGCAGTGTAGAGAAGTTTACTATCAGTGCGATTGGTGGATTAATATCTCTATACTCTCCGGTTTATGTCCCTATCTTAGCCTTAGCTGCTATTATAATTTTAGATACAATATATGAATGTAAGGTAAATAAGAAGAAGGAGACAACCGATATTGTTAGTAAATCTAAGAGATTATTTTCTAAGATATTTTATAAAATACGAGACGCTATCGTAGCAATCTGTGGTGCATTCACTATAGAGAAGTTTATAGTAACTTCAATTAATTTACATGCTGTAGAATTTGTTGCTGGAGCTATAGCACTCGTAGAATTCTTTACTTTACTTGAACACTTAGGTAAGCTTCATCCCAGATGGAAAGTGTGGACTTTACTTAAGAAATTAGTAAAGAAAAAAGGGGAACAGATATTAGATGTCAAATTAGATGATGAACTTTCAGATGATACCAGTCATAAGCGTAGTTAATTGGTTAAGAAAGAATTTCAAAGTAGTCGCAGTAGGTTTAGTTAGTTTACTTATTGCGACTATTTTTTATCAACATAATTAGCTACAGAATAAGAACAGAGAAATAGACAGAATAACTAACAACATAAGGGCGTATGAAGAAATAGCTTCTAATGCTCAGGATAATAGCAGAGTACTTTAGCTTACTATAGATGAACTTAACCACAGTAAAGATAGCTTAATATAGCAAGTTAATAAGGTTAAGAAAGAATTAAAAATCAAAGACAAGAACCTAACTGACGCAAGTATAATCAATACCGAGATTAATGATTCTGTGAAAACAGTAATCAAAGAAAAGTTAATAGACTTTAATGAAGAGCTAAAGCTCAATGATTTAACAACTATCATAGTTAGTAGAAAGGACTCAATCCTAACAGCCAAGATTGATATAAAAAATCAACAAATTATATTTGTAGAAGATAAGAAAGAATATAGAAACAGATATAAGAATGGCTGGGTTAGGTTCTGGCACTTTGATTGGAAAAAGATACATGTCAAAAATTATCAGATTGTAAATTCAAACCCTTTAATAAAGGTAACAGATACTCGTATCATTGAGTTACCTAAGTAAATAATATATTCAATAATTATTAATCAATAATAATATGCATAGAATATTTCGTGTTAAGGCTTACGAGATGGAACACGGTCCGCACTTCAACGAGGAACACGCTCGTAAAGCTGTAATGAAAATGGAAAATGAGGATGGTACTCGTGGACCACATTGGTCTATAGAAGAGACTACTACATTGGCCAGTCAGTATGGTATTTCCTTAACCGGTAAATACAATCGTTACGATTGGTATGTAGCATTAAACATGGTATATTCTGATTACTATAGAGTTATTATGAACATTACTGGTTCTAATAATACTAAACATTACGTTGAATTCGCAAAGGCTTGGCTTAATGACAAAGATATAGACGAAGGTAAAATGTGGTACTACTACATTTACGTAATGTGTGATAAAATCAGAGAAGCTGAAATGGAATGCTACGAAGAAGAACTGGAGAAACACGAAGGTGAGGAAGAACCTTACGGAATGTTTAGACGCGGTTCTAGAGGTGGTAGAGGTAGAAGAGGTATGTATACTTATAGTAGAGTATTTCCTTCTATGAAAGAAGAAGACTTTGAAGAGTACAATAAACTATTCGATCGCGAAAGTGAAAGAGAATATAATCCTTATAATGAATATAGCCGTGGTAGATCCACTCGTTATATCAGATATTAATTAAAATCAATTTATAAACTAAATCAATTATGTTAGAAGATAGAATTATCGTGCAAGATCGCGGTATCGACGCTGGTCTCGCTGCTTTAATGCAAAATGCTAATAAAGGTATGGATCCTGCAGCTTTGATGGCTATGATGAACAACAACGGCGGTTTCGGTGGAAACGGCGGTTGGTGGTGGATCTGGATCATTCTGATCTGGTTCTGCTGGGGTGGTAACGGTTTCGGTGGCCGTAACGCTGGTGCATTAGCTTCTGAACTAAATACTGATGCTAATACTAATTTGCTCATGTAGGCTATCAATGGTAATAAAGATGCAATAAGCAATCTGTCAACTACTTTGAACTGTGATATCAATGCAGTTCAGTCCGCTTTGAATCAAATCAATGCTGGTGTAAGTCAGATCTCTTGTGATACTAAGCTGTCAAGTTGTGAAGTAATTAATGCTATTACTTCTGGTAATGCAAATCTTGCTTCTCAGTTAGCTAACTGCTGCTGCACAACTCAGCGTTCTATTGACGCTGTAAACAACAATATCACTAAGATGGGTTATGAAAATCAGTTGTCTGTATGTAACCAAACTAATAACTTGGTTAACACTATGAACAGCAATACCCTGTCTCTCCGTGATAGCAATACAGCTAATACTCAGTCTATAATCGCTAAGCTTGATGCTATACAGAACCAAGCTCTGTTAGATAAGATTGACGCTTTACGTGAAAAGAACTCTACTTTGATTTCTCAGTTGAGTAACGAACATCAAACAGCTGCTGTAGGTTCTATGATTAATCAGGCTACTGCTCCTATTGTAACTAGACTGAATGATTTGCAATCAGATGTTGATGGTATCAAATGCAAATTACCTAATACAGTAAGCGTACCTTATCCTCAGTTAACAGCCATTAACACAGATATTTATCGTGCTGCTGCCTATGGTGCATACGCTGGTGATGTAGCATATGGTCGTAGCGGATACGGTTGTGGATGCAATAATTACTGGGGTTAATTCCAGTAAGAAAGGAGGTAAGTATGTGGCCTAACTTTTTTACAGGATTACCCTTTCTATTTCCTTCATTAGGAAGAACAAATTACAATACTTTACCAGTAACTAATGTTACAGTTGGAACTGAAGCTGTAACATTAGAACTTCCTAATCATGCATTTAGAAATAGAGATTATGTTGGTGGATTTTATATAGACTTAAGAACTGCAATACCTACAGGTACTAGTGCTACATTACCAATACTAATTGGCACTAATGGTGATACTAGACCTTTAGTAACTTATAACAATGAACCAGTTAGAGTTGAAAATCTTGCAGGTACTGGTATATATTTACTCCATTATAATAAGTATACAAATCAAGTATTTTTGGTAAGCGGTGGTTATAAAGCAACTGCTACTCCATCTGCTTAATAATAACAAGGGCTACTTTTTAGTAGCCCTTTAATAACTAATATTATGACATTCGATCAATTAAATCAAGGGGATAACGTCTATATTATAGAAGTTGTCGGAACATTCAAAAAAACAACGGAATACAATGTAGGTACTGTTATATCAGTATCGAATGCATACGATGAACCATTACAACCTGGTTAGTTTTAGTTACCTAATCAACCCAGGAAGAAATTAATAGATGTTACTATACAATGTAATGGGGAATAGAAAAAATTCTCTATACCTGAGAATAGGACCGTGATAACAGACAATAATCTAGGTTTAACTATATCTACAGATAAACAGGAGATTGTAGGTATAATAAGGAATTAGTATAACACTTATAAAGCTAGGAAAGAATCAATAGCTAAGTGTGATGAAGAAATGAGTAAGTGCTAGGCTTTACTTGAGAAACTAGATATACCAAAGGAACCCATTAATACAGAGGACCCTAGGATAAAGGAACTACAAGATGAAATAAACGAATTAAAGAATATAATTAAACAAGCAAGTTCTATGGTTCCACCACCTATGAAATAGATGTTACCACAGAATATGTAGAATGTAATGAAAGAGGTTGATCAATAAGGTCAACCTTTTTTATTT